GTCCGCGGCGCGATGACTTCAAATTTTTTGAACTACCCCCCCGGGGGGGCATGATCAGTGCCAGACACCACGCATGTGCAGTGACGCCTGCTCCTCGCGTTGCGTCACGCTGTCATGGCAAGGCTTGCATTGCGTCTCGAGATTGTCTTCACACCAGAACAGACGCTCATCGCCTCGGTGAGGCGTCTTGTGATTGCACACCAGCTGGCTGGTATCGCCTACTAGCCTGCCACACTCCTTGCGCTGGCAGGTGTAGCCATCACGCAGGAATATCTTGAGCCGCAAGGCCTGCCATCGGGCAGTCTTGTACCAGCGCTTCCATGGGTGCATCGGTGAAAGGGAGGCCGCACAGAACTTGGAGACCGTGCGGCCTCAGTCCAGGGAGGAAAGTTGACCATATCGGAGGGCATCCTGCATGGCCTACCCTATGCACACAAAAGCCCCGGGCGTTTCCGCCTCGGGGCTTCAGGTAGGATGCCAGCTGTCCGCTCCAGCTTCCGTTTCTCATAATCGCGCCTGTCGAACAGCGCGCTGGGTATCTGCTTTGGGCGTAGTTTTGGCTGGGGAAGAGACCGTTTTTTTTGGTCTCTTCGGTCCACCATCTCCGTTCCTGCATTCCCCAAATTCATGAGGACGGTACTAGCGAGAGGCCCAACGCCTTCCGAAGTGTCTGATTCCGTATCTTGGAGTCAAGCCTCATCAGCCGATCCTGGAATTCCGACGGGGGATGTGCAGCGACCACGCCTTCGTCGGCGACCTTTTGCTTACGATATCCACGCGATTTGCGCGGCCGCCAAATTGGACGTTGCCCATTCTCAACGGCACGCACAATGTCGATTACCTCATCAGCGATCACCACTGGCGTGCCCTCCGATGCGAGAAACTGCATCACGCCGGGCGTCGACCTGATCCTGGTGTAGTTTCGGTCGGTCAGCCACACGAAGACGAACAGATAGCCCGGAAACATCGGCCGGACGATATCAACCTTCCGACCACGCTTGATCTCGCTCCTCACTTCTTCCGGCAGGTAGATGCCGAACCGGCGGCTTGACAGTTCCTCGGCAACCGCGCGATCCGCATTCGCATAGGTTTCGATCACATGCCACGTCGGCTCCAGATTGCCCTTCATCTCGGCATTGCGGTAATCGAGCGTCACAAATGGCCGGGCCAGTTCCGCCATCACGTCCGCCGAAAACGCCTTCGGTAAGTCGTTCATCCCTCCGCATCGCTTTCCCCTCTCGCTTGGTGACAGATCGAACCCGGAATGGAAGGCCGGGCTTTTGGGCTCAAAAAGATATTCCGATTGAGAATATTTTTTCCGGGAGGAAGGCTGGGAGGTTCATGGGAACATCCAGCTTTCAACCTCAATCCAAGAAAACACTGTGCCGCAGGGCTTTCTTAGATTCTTTGGGAGGATGGGAGGATTGGGAGCTTATTTCCGTCTGTAATATACGCTCGCCCGCGCGCACGCGCATGTGACATAAGAAACAAGCTCCCGAACTCCCCTCAAGCTCCCATCGTCAAGCAATTCAACACGTTAAGCGCCGTCAATTCCTCCCGATTATGGGAGGATGGGAGGATCAGATTTCCATATCGACACCTTCACTCGCCTCCTTTGGCCCGTCGTTGCGCACGCGGATGGGCTTGCCTTCATGGTCGACGAAGTCGTTCACGCTCTTGACGAGTTTCATGTCGAGCCACCAGACGACGTCGCTCTGCTTGCGCTTGTAGCCGCGCTCATCCATCGCGAGCGAGAAGCCGCGGTTCTTCCAGGCGTTCTCGCCGGCGGACGCACACCATGCCTCGTAGACCTGGTGCAGCACGCTCGACTGCACACGATCGCCGATCGAGTCGACGATGCATTGCGACAGGAAGCGGCCAAGAGGATCGGAGGCGGAGCGGTATTCCGCCGTGGCCTGCAGCACGTCCTCAGGCTCGTGCAGGCCCTTGTCGATCCAGACCCGCAGGCCATCCAGCAGCCAGTTCAGAATGCCCGACGCCTCGGCCCGCAGCTTTTCGTGCAGGTGGATGTCGCGCTCTTCCTTGGGGATGGTGATGCCGAACGGTACCAGCCGCACGCGCCGCCAGATGCCTTCGTCCGTTCCCGATATCGTCGGCCGGTAGTTGCCGCTCATGGTGAGCTTGAACTGTGGGTAGAACTTGAAGAAATCGCGGTTGAGGTGACGCGCCTGGATCGGCTCGCCGCCGGTGACGAGCTTCACCATGGCTTCCGCAAGCTTTGCGCCCTTCTCAGGCTCGGAGGTGCGCAGGAAGCGCACGCCGGGCAGGATGGCGAGATCCGGCGTCGCCTGGCCGCCGCCGCGCGCCTTGCCGTGGTCGAGGAAGGTCTCGATCGGGACGGTCTCGCCGTAGTCGCCGGCGACGAAGCTGACGGCATCGATCAGCACGGACTTGCCGTTGCCGCCCTTGCCGTAGAAGAACGCCAGCAGCTGCTCGGTGACGTCGCCGGTCAGCGACAGACCGAGCCATTGCTGGATGAAGGAGCGCATCTCGTCACGCGGCTGCACCTTGGCGAGGAAGGCGTCGAACGCCGGCCGCTGCGCCTCGGGATCGAATTCGACGGGCGCCAGCTTGGTGATCAGGTCGGATGGATCATGCGGCTTGAACTCGACGTAGTCGCCCTCGGACCTGCGGCGGACGACCAGCGTGCCGTTGCGCACGTTGATCATCATCTTGTCGGCATCGAGCTTGTCGATCGCGACCGCAAAGTATGGCGCGCCGCGCTTTGACAGGGCGCCGAGCTTGTTCAGCGCTTCGGACGCGCGGCCCCAGCTGGCGATCTTGTCCGAATACATCGTCTTGTTGCCGTCACGGTCGACCTTGAACACGTAGTCGCGCGCGCCCCACGGCGCATCGTCGGCTTCCTTGTCGCCGCTTTCGGCGACCGCGTCAGCCTCATCCTGGATGGCCCGCACGGTGTCGTGCTCGGCGATCTTGACCAGGTCGTCGGCGCCGTCGCGGCTCCAGCGGCGGCCGTCCCATGCGAGCCAACCGATCGCAGGGCACCACAACAGCTTGTCGCGGTAGCGTTCGCGAAAGCGTTCGGCATTGCCGAGGTCGGTCAGCGGAAAGAACGCCAGCCGCATGTTGCGCGCGCCGTCGTCCTCGCGCCGGCCCGGCGGCCGCCCCCCGCCCCCCACGCCAGTGTCGCCATCGGCGCAATCTCCCGTTTGGGAGGTTGCGAACCCGCTTCGCCCCTCAGGGGGCGCGGGGGCGACAGACGACGACGAAGCGGAAGGATCGGGAGGAATGTCGGATTCCCGCGCCGCCGCGGGTGCGGCCGGGAGGTCGGGAGGGTCGGAAACCTCAGCAGAGGAAGATAGGCGGACAGCCGCGCTATTCCCGGCTTCGCCGGGGCGCGGCAGACTCAGCATGGGATGGCCGAAATCGCGCGGGGCCTTCTTGCCGGCCTTCAGCGCGGCCGCGATGGTCGCCTTCACCGCCTTGGCGCCGATCTCCTTGAGGAGGCCGACAGCGGCGGCTGCGTCTTCCAATAGGGCCTTTGCAAAGGGCTCGCTGAGTGCGCCGGCGCCGATGATGCTGCCGGCGGCTTGGGCGGCCTCCTGCAGGGCGCCGGCGCGGGCCTCGCCTTCGGCACCGCGCAGTCGCTGGATCTCCTGGTCGAGCGCGGAGAGGCCTGCGCGGCGCAGCTCGTCGGGGGACAAGGCTTGCGGCTCGGCGAAGGCGGGCGCGGCGTCGATCAGCTCGAGGACGGCGGTGCCGGTCATTTGCGGTCCGCCACGATGTCGTGCGCGCCGCGAAGCACATCGCTCGGTGTCCGAAACTGACGCGTTGGTGTGGGTCCATCTTCGGACCAGTCGCAGAAGTAATCGCGAACGATACACTCCAGCGCTTCCCACGATGTCTGCTCGTCCCACTCCGGCTCGTAATAGCCGCTGACCGCGCCGACCATGATCGTGCCCTTGAGGGGATGACTCGGCGGTGTCATATAAATCCAGCCGCCTTTTCCGTCGCGGGCGGGACGCTTCAACATGTCATCGTTGAACAGATCCGGATGCGACGAACGGCCGCGCTCCCAATGCTTACGGGCTCGAATGATCATGCCCGTGTAGCTGTCCTGCCGCTCCGCCCGGAATTGCTTCCGCTTGTCGTCCAACAACGGCAGCAACGGTGCCGCGCGCTTCGACAGCTTTTTGAGAATTCGCAAATTCACGCCGCACCCCGCAGCACGTCGTTGAAATCGACCCCCGACGGCGCGAACGCAATCCGGATCACGCGGCCGTCTTTGGCGTAGCGCCGAGCTGCCCGGACCATGGCGTATTCGGTCAGCACCTTCTCGCTGTCGCCGTCGCCGAGCAGGATCAACTCGGTGACAGGCTCCGGAATCGACAAGCCGCTGTCGTCAGGATCGGGCACGGGCCCGGGCACGCGCATCGGATGGCCGTTCGGCCGCTTCAAGATCGGGTGGCGAACGGCTTCCGTGGCGCGGCCGGCCATGTTGCCGAGGTCGCCGGCGGCCCAGAACGCGGTGTCGCCGATCGGCCGCATCGCGGCCTGGTGCGCGGTCCAGACGGCCAGCACGGTCTCGATGCCCTCGCCGATGATCAGGCGCGACGGATCGGAGGGCGCGGCGATCGCGATGTGCGCGGAGGTCTTCGAGCCGCGCATCTTTTTCGCGTTGAGGATCTCGCCGCTGTCGGGATCGATGATCTCGGCCTTGCCGGGAGGATCCTCCGCCGACAGCCAGGTCAGGTGCAGCCCACCGAACTTGCCATCCGGGCGGATGAAGGCCGCGCACATCGCAGGTCCCGTGTGGACCATGCGGGGCGAGGTTCGGCCCCGCGAGTCGATCACCTCGCCGTGCCAGTACGGCATCGAGGGCATATAGCGCAGGCCGGGACACGTCTCCGGCAGCTTGAGGCCGCGGCCCTCGAGGTAGCGCGCCGCCGGCGTGCCGTGGATCGGCATCGCGCCCTGCCAGGTCTTGAACAGCCGCTTGCGCTCGGCCTCGCGATAGGAGGCGGCGGTCTTTTCCCGATCGAGGCGTTTCTGCTCGCGGGCTTCGAACAGCGCTTTCGCCGCGGCCTTGTCGATCTCGGTGCGGCCGCCGAGCCGCTCGATCGCAGCACGGAAGTCGCAGCCCTCGGCCTTCATGACCAGTTCGATAACATCACCCCCGCCAGGGCAAACTGCGCATACCCAACTTTCACTATCCTTGATGATCTCGAAGCGTTGCGAGGTCGCGCGGCCGCCGCAGATCGGACACGGCCCGACCAGGCGGGAGCCGGCGCGGCGCAGTTTTACGTAGCCGCCGGCGATCGCCTCCAGCGGGTTGCGGGCCTTGATGTCGTCGAGATCGTCGGGAGAGAGGCGGTTCATTCGTCGTCCGCCTCCTCGATCGACGCGGCATCCGTGGCCGGCACCGGCAGCTGCGACAGCTTACCGAGCCGCTCCAGGATCACGGCGTCGCTCTGGATCAGGTCGATCAGCCGGACGATGCCGGCGAAGTCATCGCGCAAGCTGACCTGGTCGGGCATCGGCTCTTTCAGCATGCCGAGCTTGACCCGGCCGTCCTGGCTGATCTCGATGCGCTCGGCCTCCGACAAGGCGGCGAGCTGCATGCGAGTGAGCGTGGTTTTGCCGGGAGGGATCATTTTGACTTTCGATCTCCGCGGCGCTTTGGCGGGAACGGCTGCATGAACTGCTTCAGCTTGCCGGCCTCATAGGCGTCGGCGAGTGCGCGCAACCCCGCCGGCGTGATGCCGTGCCACGCGTCTGGCCTGTTTCGAAGGCGGGGTTTGAGCAGCCCGCGCTTCACCAGGGATTTCGAGACGGCATCGCCGACGACCAGGAGCATCGAGGGCGAAGCCAACCCCAGCAAGCGCTCCAACTGCAGCTTTCCGAGGGGTCGCATCAGCATCCTCCGTTCGGCCGCAGGTCCGCGGCATTGAGCCAGTCGTTGATCTTGACGCACGCCAGGCGGCGGGCTTCGGCAAGGTCGCGCGCCGGCCGCCAGGCTGCAGATGTCGAGGCTTCGGGCAGGGTCAGCCGGAAGCAGGCCTGGTGCCGGCCGCCATCGGTCGGCATGATCTCGCCGACCTGGACGCGGCCGAGCATCACCGCTTCACGGCCGAGCGTGAGGGGCTGAAACGCCACCACGCCGTCGTGCGATTCCCCGCCCATGGATGGATTCCCCTGTGATGCAGGCCTCAGCGCTTCTTCTTCGCCGAGGTCTTTTTGGCTGCCTTCTTCGCTGACGCCGCGCGCTTGGCAGGCGCCGCCTTGGCGGGCTTCTTCGCCTTCCCTGACAGCGCCACTACCTTGCCCTTGGCGACCGGAGGGCCGTCATAGCCCTTGGCGCGCAGCTGCAGCGGCAGCCAGCCGGTTAAGGCCACGTTCTCGACTGCGAACGCGACGATGTCTGGCTTGCCGTTCTTGCCCTGCTGGCGGGCGATGTCGGGGCCCATCGCCTCCTCGATCGCCTTGAGGCACAGCGCCTTGCTGACGCCGCCGAAATAGTCCTTGGCATCGAAGGCGCCGCGGGCGGCGGCGTTGAAGGCCTTGGCGTCGATCGCGTTGACGATCGCCATGGCGCCGTCGTGCGGATCGTTATGGTCGGTCGACGTATGCTGGAAATCCAGCGCGTTGGCCGCCAGCTGCGTCAGCAGCGTGATCCGCTCGGCCGGCTTCAGCTTCTGCGCCAGCGGCAGCGCGCGCTTCATGTCTTCGGCGCCGAGCACGCTCCGCTCGTCACGGCTGCCGAGGCCTGAGATCGAGGCCTTGACGCCGCAGTTTGAATAGCAGCCGACGCCGGCGATCAGCACGGACAGCGCGAGCTGCTCGTCCTGGATTAGCGCGGTTGCGGCGGCCTTAGTCAGCTGCACGGACAAACGATGCAGCAGCGCCTGCGAGATATCGGCTTCATCGGCCTCGGCCGGCGTTACTGCTGCGGCTTTCTTTCCCGGCTTGGCCGGCTCGTCTGCCGGAGTCTGTGACGGCAGCCTGGCTTCATCCGGCTTTTTCACGCCATAGAGGATGACGATGCGGCCGTTCTCGACGTCGACGATGCAGCCGAGCTGCTTTCTTTTCTTGGACTCCAAGCTGCGCGCGCGGACGGCGGAGGTGATTTCCGCCATCTCCGCTTCGAGCTTTTGCTGCAGTTCTTCCTGCTCGTTGTAGGAGAGATCGGAATCCTCTTCCAGCGACTGCAGCTTTGCGTCCAGGGCGTCATAACGCGCCTTTTCGTCGCCCTGATAGTCGAGATGTTTCGGCTGCGACTGCGACCAGTAGCGCGCGCCGTGCGGCAGGTCCTCGTTGATCTCGGCCCAGGCCCAACCATCGGCCTGCAGTTCCTCGCATTTCGAGATCAGGAGCTGGCGCGCCATCTGCTTCAGCAGGACTTCGTTGCTGATGATATGGGAGGTGCCGAACAGGTCTTCCGTGACGTCGCCGCCGGCGTTGCGGTAGGCCTCGATGCCGACGACATCGAGCAGCTGGGTCACGCTGGCGTCGACTGCGCCGGCGCCGAGTTCCTTCTTGACGAAGGTTTCATAGAGCCGGCCCTCCGCGTGCAGCTTGTCGAAGGTCTTGTCCTGGGTGTCATGCCCCAGCGCCAGCGTGAAGGCGCGGGCGACCTCCGCCCTGATCTCCCCGGCCCGCCAGGCATCACGGATCTTCGGGCTGAGCCGGCCGAGCGCCAGCGCCTGGCGCACTTCCTTCTCCGTCATGCCGTACTGGCGAGCGATCTCTTCATGGGTCTTGCCGCGCTCCTCGAGCCGGGCAAAGGCCTCGTACTGGTCGACCGGGTGGAGCTGCTTGGCGGTGATCGCGGTCGTCAGCGAGAATTCGAACGCGCGGGTCTCGTCGACGTCGTGCAGGGTGCAGTTGATCGGCTGGTCGGAGTCCGCGGTGTAGATCATGTGAAACGCCGCCAGCCGCCGGTTGCCGTTGGCGACCGAATAGAAGCCGCCGCCGGCGTCTTTCACGATCAGGTTTTCGATCTGGCCCTGCGCGTGCAGGTTGGCGGCGAGTTCGGCAATGCCGTCCTGCCGGCCGGCGACGCGGGCGTTGATGCCGGCGCCGTCGTCCTGGCCGAACTTCAGGCGGTTCAGTGGAATCTGCATGTCCATCGGACTAGCCTCCCTGGCTGGTTGATTGTTCACGGATGAGTTGAGCGGTCTCGCGGTAGCGCTTGCGCAGCATTTCGCGGGTGCCGTCCGGACCGGTGGAGCCGATCGGGATCAGCGCCTCGAGGATGGCGATCTGGTTGAGCAGAATCTGGCGCTCGATGGCGGTCATCCGATGAGCCTCGGATTTTCGATGATGACAGGCTGCGGCTGAACGAGGCCGATCGGCGCATCGGTACCTTGGGCAAAGGCGTCACGAGCTCGCAACGCGCGGCAGACGGCTCTCACCACTTCGCGCCCCTGAAGCATGTCTACAAGCTCGGAAACGAGGGTGAGGTGGTTCGGCCGCTTCGGGACCGCGACTTGATGGCGCCCCGCGATATTGATCAACTCAGAGACGTGCAGCATGTCGAGCATTTGCGCCAGCCATGGCTTGTTTGCCCGGTAGTAGTCGCCGGCTGTCACGGTGACGGAAGAGGCCGCAGCATCGACCGTCCAAACCTCGATGCCAGCGACGCGCCGGATGATCTGCTGCGTCTCAGTAAATTGTTGCTGATAGCCAATCCCGCCGGATGCATGCTCGGTCTTGATGGTTGGCAATTGTTCGTTCCAGCGCGGCGCGAGAGCTGCGATCATGCGCGAGCTGATCGGCTTAAACGCCCGCAGCTGCGCTTCCAGCCGATCCATCACGTCCCGGCTCGATTTGATCTCGACCGAAACGATCTCGTCCTCGGTCACTGCCGCAAGATCGATCCGGTTGCTCGAATACCGCAGCGGCAACTCGTGGATAATTCTTGCTGCAGGATAGCGCTTACGCAATTCCGGCACGATCAGAGCGCGCATTGCTAGTTCTTCATCGGAACGGTTGTGCGTCATCGATCGTCCTCGATCAGAAACGCCGCCGCCCGCCCCAAGGGCGAGGCCGGCGAGCCGTCCGGGTTGCGCTTCATGGCGTGGGCGATGTCGGAGGGCGGGCAGCCGTATTGCAAAAGCATCGACATCAGGATGGCGCCGTCGCTGGCCAGCGTGTCGGCTTGCGTGTTGACCTTCTGGGCGTTGAGGAACACCTCGACGATCGGGCCGACTTTCGCGCGCTCGACGCAGACCAGTTCACGGCCGAGGCCGATCTTGTAGCGCTGGCCCTCGTGCTCGATGGCGATGGTTTCATGGGTGCGGCGGCTGGCGAGGCGGTGGCGGGAGGTCATAACCAGCCCTCGACAAGCGGCAGCGAAACCCTCATATCTGCAGAGACAGGAACAGACCGATGACGAAGGCCACCAAACCGAGAAGGCAGCTTGCCGAATTTATCGTTGAACGTGTCAATCTTGCAGCGCCCGAGAAGCTCGAAGGCATTGACATCGTTCCCGGCGCTCATCCGCTTGCCAACTGGAGCCCAGGCGTTTACTGGCCACCGGCAGTCGCGGGGGGTGCAACTGAACGCATCCTCCAGAACGTGGTGCTCGACCTGCAACGGGAATTTGATATCTCGGACTGAGGTCACGCTGCTTCCCCCGTAAATTCCAACTCGTCGCCCCAGGAAACCCATCCGGCCCTTGTCCGCCTTGCCTGCAGCGCGAGGTAATCGCCTTGCGTCAGCCACTCGATGCGCTCCAGCACGGCCCAAACCGATCTTTGTAGCGCTGGCCCTCATGCTCGATGGCGATGGTTCGTGGGTGCGGCGGCTGGCGAGGCGGTGGCGGGAGGTCATAGCGGCTCCCACTTGATCACGACGCCCTCGAAGGTAGTGGCGCCATGCGTGTCGAACCAGAAGGCCTTCATGTCGTCAAAATCGTTGAAGCCGTCGTCGCGCGCAAACTGATCCATATCCGCGATCGGCCGCAGCGGGCCCACGCGCCGAAACTCCCTTGGCGCATGTTCGAACAGGTCAAACAGACAATAGGACGGCCATTCCGACCACTTCAGCAGCACGCCGCCGAATCCGACGCATCGGCCCTCGCCGAGCAACTCGCAGTTTCTGGTTCGCATGCCGGTATAGAGCTGGACGATCTCTCCCGGACTCGCATGCCGCCGCTTGCCCATCGCACGGATGGTCTGTCGTTTGGGCCAACGATCGAACGACAGCGAAACGCTGCTCAAGCCGACGCGGATCGGTTCGGCAAAACGTCGCTGGAAGCTGTAGGCGACCATCAGGCTTGCCCCCGCTGGTCGATCGCCCGCCGGCCGATCGGCGGATCGCCCATCACCACGGCCGTCAGGTCGGCATGCTGCAGCGGGGCATCGCGCATGGGGTCATAGAGCGCGTCCGTCCGGCTGACGCGGATGTCGACCTGGTGCATCCACGGCGTTTCCGACTTGTATTCCGCGCGCTTGTGGGCGCGCTGGTAGGCGATATCCTGTTCGGTTCTGCGGCGGCGGCTCATGCCTCACCTTTCCGTTCAGCGATGCCCGGACGCATGCGATTGTCGACGCCGGCGAGCTGCAGATGCCAATTCGACAACGCCGCGGCGGTGCTGATCGTATGGTGTTTGGCCTTCTCGACGTCGCCGTTGATCGCGGACGTCGCGGCCTTCTGCGCGAGATATCCGATCAGCCAGAACCAATCGAGCGGAGCCTTGCCGGCATCGTGGGCGGCGCCCCAGCGTTCGCGCTGATGTGCGGCCTCCAGCGGGACGCCCCTCATGAAGGCTTCCGTCTCCGGTTTGTTGATCTGCGCCTCCAGCTCGGCAATACGCTCGCGCAGTGCAGTGACCTCTGCTTCCGAGATCTTCGCTAGACGAAACTCCGCGGCCCTGTTCATGCTGCCTCTCCCGTGAATTCAAGTTCATCTCCCCAGGACGTCCAGCCCGGCCTTGTCCGCCTTGCCTGCAGCTCGAGGTAATCGCCTTGCGTCAGCCGCTCGATGCGATCGAGCCAGGCGTCGGGCTTGCGCGAGTGCTCCATGACGGGGGCGACGATCAGCTGGCGGACGTCGGCATAGAGCCGCTTCGGATGGCCCTTGGTGGCGAGCCAGCATTGTTCCGGGTTGGCGCGGGTCCAGTAGCCCTGCCCCATGTGCCAGGTGGAGTTGTCCCAGATGTCGAGGCCGGTATCGTCGCCGTTGGTCTTGATCCAGGTAAAGGCCGTGGTGACGTGGCGCAGCCCGTAATGCGCGAGCAGATCGAGCGCGTCCTGCGGGCACCAGTCGACCATCCACATGTAGAAGGCGCCGTCGTCGGCCAGGAGTTCGCCGACGGGGAGGTTCTTGATCTTGTCAACCTCCTCGGTCTTGTAGTGGACATTGGCGCTGCGGCCTTCGCCGGCGGCCGAGCGCGTCAGGAATTTCCATTGCGGGTCGGAACCGATCGAGCCGAACTTGCGGCCCTCGCGCGCCATCCGGCCTAGATCCTCGACACTGCCGCCGTTGATGGTGCGCGCGGCATGCGCGGCGCGGCGGGTGTCGACCTCGGCGGTCTTGGCGTGCGCCTTCACCGGGTCGATCAGGATGGCGTGGCCGCTTCGCACCTTGTCGCGGGCGCCGGCGACGATGGTTTCGAATTCCGCTTCGTCGAGCGCTGCGGCGCGCCTGGAGGCGGCCGACAGTTTGTAGTCGACGCCGATGTCCGGCAGCGTCGCCGGGCGCGGAGCATCGTCCGCCGGGGCAGCCTTGGCCTTGCCGCGCTGGCCGCGGGCGCGTAGTTCGCCGGATTGCTCGGCGGCGGCGAGCTGAGCCCCCAGGTGCCGCTCGGCACGCAGTTGCAGTTCGGTTGCTTCCGCCAGCAGCTCGCGGTCCTGCACCTTTCGCGCGTAGAGCTTGAGATGGTCGATCAGGTCGCGCACCTCCAGCGTATCCTTGACCGTGCGGGCCTCGGCGATCGCGGCGCGGGCGCGGTCGTATGCGGCGAGCAGATTCATGGTGCTCAGATGTCTTTCAGCTGGTAGCCGACGCCCTTGACGGCGCGCAGGTCGAGGCCGATCGGGGCGAGGCCGCCCTTCAGGTCGGCGGCGATCAGGCGCAGCTGCTCGGCAGCATCGCGCGGCGGCTTGCCGTCCCACAGCGCGCCGACCAGGAAGGATTCCGCAACCGGCGCCGGCCGCGGCTTTGCGAGCAGCCGGACGAACTTCGCCTGGCGTGTGGTGACTTCCGTCGCCTTGCCGTTGAAGGTGATGCTTTCGGAATCGAGCGTCAGATCGATCGTGATGCCGTTGACCGTCTCGCCGACCGGGGCGCTCTGTCTTCGGGCAACCTTGGCCGGCTCGGTTGGCTTGTCCGGGTTCTTCGCCGGAGGCGGCAACAGCTTCGGGCCGTCATCCGGTGGAATGTCGATCTCGATGCCAGCTTCGACGATGCGCGCGTCAACCGGCCGCTGCTTGTGCGGCGTCACGCCGATCGCCGGCACCATGCCGAGCCGGAAGAAGAACGCGCCGGTCTTTTTCAGCTCGCGGGCACAGGCGACCCCTGCCTTGTCCTTGACGATCCGCAGCTTGCCGACGTCTTCATCGGTGCCGAGCTGCGCGCTGAAGGTGTCCTTGACGTTGAAGCGGGCTTGCGCGACCAGGTCCTTGCGCAGCGCCACGACTGTCTTGCCGTTCTGCGTGATGGTGATGCCGGCGGACTTCCTAGGCTGGTTGACCGCGATTTCAATCCGTTCAAACGCCATGAAGGTTCCCCGTGGTTGGAAATGCGGATGCGTGGAATTGATCGACGCGCAGCGGGTTGTGGTAACCGGCCGGCAGATACGGCTGCAGATCGAGCTTGATGTAGTGGCGCTTTCCCAGCGCCTGCAGCTTGTCGATCACGCGCAGCGTGTAGCCGCGCCAGTCCGTAGTTCGGGTGATCTCTTTGAGGTAGTTCGCGCGGCCGACCTTGTAGAGGTCGACGAATTCATGGGTGGCGTCGACGATCGACAGGCTGGCCTCGATGTCGAGCGTCGGCTCGAGGCTCACCCAGGTGAAGATGCCGCGATCGTGGAACGCCTTCAGCGCAGCGAGACGGTCAGCGGGCAGCGCGGCGTTGCGCTCCCACTTGCGCGAGAAATCATCGTCGAGCGTCGTCAGCGTCGACGCGAAGGCGTCGCGATCGGGCCGGAAACGATGGATATCGCGCAGCGCGCGCGTGCCGCCCTTGGTCAGGGTGCAGAAGCCGAGCCCGTATCCCTTCAGGACTTCCAGAACGACGCTGGTCAGCGACGTATCGCCAGGGTGGAACGGGTCCGTGGTGAATGAAAGCATGACCTGCTCGGTGATGCCCGCGGCCTCGTACTTCTCGGCATCGCGCACCAGGTGACGGCGGAAGTCTTTGCGCTCGACGGCGCCGGCGTCGAAGTCCGGCCGGCCTTGCTTGGTCACCAGCGGCACGTAGCAGTAGGCGCAGCCGTGGCCACAGCCGCGATAGGGATTGGTCGCCAGCGGCGCATACTCGCCGGCCTGCCCCTTGGGCGCATAGATGTAGGTGCAGCCAGCCACGGACGCCATCAGTTCGCCCTCGCCAGCTTCAGCGCGTGCTCGCGCTTGCGCTCGATCAGCAGCGGGCAGTTGTCGCAGGACGCGTGCGGGCCGGTCCATTCGTCGACCGAAAGCTTGCCGCAGCAGTGGTCGGCTTCTGCCAATGACATCTGGCGCGCGTGGGTGTCGGTGAGGCTCATGTCGCGAGCGCCCTTTCAACTTCACCCATCGAGACGCAGATGTCGGTTGCGAGCAGAGCCATCAGCTCCGGCTCTTCGCCGTCGCGCGTCAGGATGATGCAGCGCTTGCCCTGGCCGCAGAACCATCCGGCTTCGAGATGTGCGGACCGGCCGCACGGCAAGGCGAGCAGGCAGGTGTCCGCCCACTGCATGCCACGAAGATCGCTGAGAAAGCCGGCAGCGGCGATCGGAGAGGTAGTCAGCAGCTGGCGATAGCGCTCCGCCGACCACGCCTGCCATTCCGGATCGATCTGCGACCAGGCGAAGCCCGGAACGCCGTTGAACGGGTTTCGGAAATCATAGACCTCGTGGCCGAGCGCTCTAAGGCGCTCGACGATTGCGGGTTGGTGCGGGTTGCGCCATGACGACGCCACGTAAATACGCTTCATGATCCCCTCGCCTGCTTCTCGTCGTTCAGCGCGCGCCAGGCATCCGCCCGCAGCATCGGCAGCAGGCAGCCGGCCACCATCAGCCAGGGCGCGCCGGGATCGCGCTCGCCGTCGCGGTAGGCTTCGAGCGCGATCACCATCGCAAGGGCTGCATTGGTGCAGCGGACGCCCTCGGCGGGCCTGGCGTCGGCGGCGCGGACTTCCTGGGCGACCGTAATGAAGCGGTCGTCGACGATGTTGCCGGCGAGCGAAAGCCCGTGGCGGGTGACGACGTTGCCTGAGATCGTGATCAGCTCGGTGAGCGTCTTCGATAGCTCCCTCATGGCGCATAGCCTCCGGATTGCTTCAGCTCGTTCGCCTCGGAGCGCACCAGCTCGACCAGCGCGCCCATCACGTGCATCCAGCGGTCCTGGCGGGCGCTGCCGGCGTCTGATTGTGCCGCTCCCATCAGGGCGACCACCAGCAGCCGCGCCGGATCGAGGATTGCGCGGGCCGCGGGATCATCGGGGGCGGCGACCAGTTCGCAGGTCACCGCGCGCGCATTGGCGAGCGCCTGGGCTGCGTCATGGCGGCCGTCGAGCAGCGCTGTGGCATGCGCCACGACCTTGGCGCCGAGGAAGTTGGCATGCTCGGCGGGCGTGAAATTGGAATAGAGGGTGGTTCTACCGAGCACGGCGTTCACTCCCTGATAAGGTGCGGGCAGCGGCGGCCCCTTGAGAGGACTTTCCATTGCCGCCGCTGCCCTGGTCCGCGCGGCTGGCAGGCCTTGCGGAATCGGGGAAGGAATGGTCGCGCAGTGATCCCGAAGGCAGCGGCATCACCTCGCCGAACGGATGCGCAAATGGATCGGAGGCCTCAGCCTCGGTGGGCCAGGCCATCACGATGATGGTGATGCCGAGCGAGATCGCGGCGAAGCCGGCCATTGCGAGGTCAATCAGGTCCATGGTGGAATTCCCCGTCGGTTCAGTGGCCGATCAAGCCGGAAACTTTTCCCAGCGCGCGAGCTGGGCGGATTGGCGCAGATAACCGTCGAGCGCTTCGGTCAGCGGCTTGGCTTCCGGGGCGTTGTGCGGCATCACGCGCAGCGCCTGGTGCACGAGCAGTTCGGCGGCGAGGATGCGCAGTTCGGAAACGATGTTCATCAGCATGACGTGCGTCCCGGTGTGAGAGACAAGACGGCTCACGCTCGGAAATAACCGGGCGGGCCAGAGGTTTTCGATTTCAGGGGTACGCAGTGATGCTACTGGAACTAGGAGCGAGAGATCAGCTATCGGAGCCGGCGACCCTCGCGAATTTCAGGTGACGATGGCGCCGTCCGGTAAGCACAGAGCGTCCGGACGGCCAGGATCAGCGCATTGATGATTAACCAGGCGACGATGATCTTGGCGAAGAGGATCATGCGGCCCTCCGAATTAGGTGAGCGTCTCTCCGCCCTGTCGCGTCCATTATCTCAGACGTTGCAGGCTGAACCGCGACAGCCTCGCCTACTCGCAACCCCGTTCCGGCGGTCGATCGTCTTACGGGGCCCGTGACCCCAGCCGTTCCGGCTTTGCCTCTGGTTGCTTTCGCCAGGGATTCATCTGAAGTTGCAGGCGAGCCGCCATCGGCTCCTTTTCGGAAACCGCGATCGCGGACGCCGCCGGCGTCACAATCGCCGGTGACAGGCGGGGATAAGGCCCCGCTGCGATCCGAAAGGAGGTGATGACACCATGCGGAAGCATGGCGGTGCACCGAAGCATGTTCACGTCCGACGGTATGCCCAATGGCGACGGGGAAAGCGCACGAGAGTGGGAGACCACCCGCGCGGCGCCAATCCGAAGCCGGCAAGCAGACCGAGCCCAGGGCAACTTGAACTGTTCGATGACGAATGACGGGACTCGCAATCCCATCACCCCGATGGCGGCTCACCATCCGGTCAATTGATGCGCAGGAAATGAAAACGAGACGTGCACTGAGTGCCGCGAGGGATCGGTCATCGGCACCGAGGTGCTTACGGCCTTTCCGCTGGGGGCCGGGCAGGCCGTACCAGACGCCTCTCTGGGTATTCAGATTTTCCTGATGGCAACCCCAAACCGTACCTCTCCGGTCGCGGCTTGACGCATTGTGCGTCGGCGATGGCAATTCGCACACCGAACCTCGCATTTGGCCATCTCGGCGCGAACTCGACCCAGCGTCTTCCTGCCACGCCGCGCCTCCGCCATTGTGAACAACTTGAGCTTTGGGTTTCTGTGGTCGAATTCGAGAACAATCGGGTCGGCCTCGCCACAGTCCACGCAGGGATGCGTGCTCAAGTGATCGAGCAGAAGGCTCTTTACTGCGCCAACAAGGAGTCGGTTCTTCGCCATACTCCGCGCCGACTCTCTCGCAATGTTTCTGTGATAGTAAGCGCGCTGGCGCGCACGTTTTTTGATCGGGTCTTCGTACCCCATGCCAACATCCTAAACTAGACGAGCCTTGCCAGGTGCCACTCGGGCATTCAGTCGCCAAGGATCGCGCCATGGAGCGCGTACATGGCCTTGGCATTCGGCTTGCGCTTGCCGTCGATGAGAAAACTCGCGTGGCGCTTCGTGCATTTCGCACGCTGCGCGAGGCCGGCAACCGGATCATCGGGCCAGAGCGCCCAGACGACGAGACCGAACCTAGAAAGATTTTCGCGACGCGGATGAACAGTTGTTCCGATGTTCCGGCTTGGCCGCTGCCGCCGCTGATTCGAAATTGTTCCCATGAATGAACTTCCCCACGCCACAACACTGTCGATCGAACTGGAAACGAAGCTGCGCAATACTGCGGCGTATCTCGGCGCGCATCACGCATCGGTTGAATTGCGTTGCATTGACTCGCATAGCGAGTCCCAATTCGAAACAGAGGCGCAACGCCGCAGCCGAAAGGTGCAGATCGAATTAGGTTCACAAACCCGAAATGGTTGTCATACACTGTCCCCTCAACCGGCGTCCGGCGGCGGGCGGTCGCCCCTCTGTTGGGGGTATAAGAACAATGGGAATAGTGGTTTGCTTTCCGAGGCCGCGTCATGTCCGGGCCTCATCGAAACTGTTTGCCTGTCGACGCGCCGCGACCTCAGCCAAGATTTCAAGAGTGATTTCATTTTTGCCGGCTTCACCTGCCAGCTTGACGACGGCCGCCCAATGCTTTCCCGGGATGCCGCCGGGCCGTGATCGCCAGCCGCTGACCGTGGATGCAGACTCTCCGAGCCCCTCGGCAACACCCTTGGTGCCGCCGATGGCGTCAATGACCGAGCCCCATGTCCAATCCGAATCACTTGTCATGCACCAAGAAATAGTTCGCATTTCGCGAACCTGTCAAGACTACGCAACTTGCGAAACGACATTTCGCGAGTCGCGTGTTCGAATATCCACCATGGATAGTGATGTGGATGTTGGCCGCCGGTTGATCGCATTTCGCGAGTCCCGGGGCATGAACCAGGTCCAATTGGCCGGCGAGCTCAATATCGCAAAAAACACGCTCAATGGATACGAAACCGGCGAGCGCCCATTACCAGCTGAAAAAGCGAAGAGAATCCGCGAGCGGTTCGGCATCTCGCTGGACTGGCTGCTTTATGGAGATATCGGCCAGCCAGGCTATGAGATCGCGGTAAAACTAGGCCCCAAGCCAAGTATCAAGGCCGACACCAAGGCGGCCCCGGCCCAGAAGACGCCAGCAAAGCGCAAAAAATCTGCGAACCGGTAATTCGCATATTGCGAACTTTCTGTTGACAGGTTCGCAAAGCGCGAACTAAGATGTTTCCCGTGAGATCAATCACGGGGAATCATCGTCATGCGTACCTCTGCCCGTTCAACCTCCTCCATCGTCGCTTTTCCGGCCCGCTCGCGATCCTTCGCCCGCCGGCCGCTGTCGTCGTTTGCCGGCCACGTCACCTGCCTGATGCTGTTCCGGCACGGCGAAAGCGCGACCGAGATTGAGGTTTCCGATGATGGTGACCCGGTCGGCGCCGTCTGGCTGCCGAAGGCACTGATCTCGATCGACCGCACCGACCGCGGCCGCTTCCTGGTGGTGACGCTGCCGCAGAAGATCGCCCATCAGCACCGCCTTTACACCCCGATCATCGATCGCGCGCGCTTTACGGCGGCCGAGCGCGCCGACCTCGAGGACGCCATCATCACCGCCGCGCGGGCCCGCAAGCGGCTGAGCGGACGGGAAGACGCGCTGCCGTTTCCGGGGAGGAACGCATGGGCCTAATGCTCGCAACTGCTGTGACCGACGAGATGCGCGCAAAATGGGAAGCCGCGAGCCGGGCCCGCGAAGCGCGGCTGGAATACGGGCGCACCGTCGGCGATCTGCGGCGCCTGCTCAAGGGCGCGAGACAGGTGCAGATCGCGCTGCGCACCGGCAGCGCCGACAGTGCGAATGACGTCGTCTTCCCGGTCGTCTCGGCCGCCGCAGTTCGCATCATGTTCAAATACTACAAGGATGACGAGTTTGCCCCGTGCGAATTCGATCCCGAAGAGAAGAGCCTTTCGATCGGCACCCTTCGCGCCATTCACAAGGCGCAGGAGACCGCGTCATGATGCCCGCCGAATTCCGATGGCTGAAAGGACCGATCGTGGTGAAGCCAGCGACCTATCGCCAGCAGCTGACCGAAAGCATGGCTCGCAGCCTGGAGCAATCCGGCTGCGCCGGCGACGAGCGCGACGCGATCCGCTGGCTGATGCACGAAGGCTACGCATCGGCGGACATCCTGATGCTGCTGGATGACGTCCGCGCGCTGGCGATGCAGGAGCTGGTCGGCCGCGAGATGTCGCGGCGATGATCTCCGATCGAACTCATTCTTCCACCGCAGTAGTACAGCGTATCAGCGCGGTGGCCCCGCCCGGCTCGCTTCTCAAGCGCGGACAAGTCCAGCCCCGGACGCGCCTCGAAGTGACCGGGCGGGATCTCGATCCCGACTACCTGCGGATGGTCAGGGAATGCCCATGCCTGATGTGCGGACTGGACCCTTGTGGCGAAGCGGCCCACGTCAGATTTGCCAGCGCCGCCTACGGCAAGGCCTCCGGGCTACAGAAGAAGCCTGAGGACCGATGGGCGTTGCCCTGTTGCGGGCAGGACCATCGCGTCGCCAGGCACGCGCAGCACAACCGAAACGAACAGGAATTCTGGGCATCGCTCGGCATTATTGCCCTGCAGACATGCGTCCGCCTCTATGCGGTCCGCGGCGACCTGGTCGCGATGCGCGCCGTGGTCATGGTGGCGATTTCAGAACGCACCGCTCCGCCGTCCTCCGTGGCCGTTCCAAACACGGCGGCATCACCGGCTTCACCGCCGCGGCGGGCGCACCCCCCGCGCCCGTCGATCAAGCCGGAGGACGGCGGAGGCTCCTCACAATGAGCGGCAAGCCGAAGAGAAGCGGCCGCATTGGCGAGCGCGGCAGGCCCGGCAATCTGCGAAGGCAGGCCGCCCGCGGCGTCGCCACGCCGACCGGCGAGGTCCAGGTGGTCTGTGCTTTCGATCCGGAGACTTTTGCCGAGATCCGCGAGATGGCCGTTCGGACCCGGACCAGCTTTCGCGCCCAGGTGCGGCTGCTGGTCGAGTTCGGCCTTGAGGACATCAAGCTGGCCGAGGCGGAGCCGGCCGAGCTGCTGATCAACTGCCAGAAGGTTGAGCGATGATTCAGTCGAAGATTACATCGAACGTGATACCATTCGATGCGCGCCGGTTTTGGCTGCAGCGATATCCCGTGATCGAGGAAACATTCTTCAACCGCGACCAGGCGGCGGCATACTGCCGCCTCACAGTTCCGGCCTTCTCGGCAATGGTTCGCGGAAAGCTGTTGCCCGCTCGTTTGAAAGACGGCTGGTGGAAGGATCATCTGGATGAGGCAGCGGCCAAAATCGATCCACTGCTTTTCGACCGTAACGTTTACGGCTCGGAGGTGTACTTCATTGAGTGCGAGTGTTTTTGCAAGATCGGTTTTTCAGCCTTTCCGCCTTCAAGAATGGCCGACCTGCAGGCCGCGACACCGTTTCAACTCCGATTGCTTCACACGATCCGCGGCGACGAACGGATAGAGCAGCAGCTTCATGACCGTTTTGCCGCCCTGCGGGTCCGTGGAGAATGGTTCAACAAAGCGCCAGTGCTTCTTGCCTACATTGATTGGCTGAAGGCGAACGGTACCAAATGACCAACCTTTCCGCATCAGGCATCGAGGACGTCCCCCCCCACGTCCTAGCCGCCTTCGAGGGACACCCGCATCTGACGATGCCGCATCTCGCTAAGGTCCTGGAAATGGACAGGAAGACGCTGGACCGGCACCGGGAGGCCGATAATCTGCCCGTGCATATCAAGGGAACCGGGCTTGAGCGCCGGCACTATGTCTGTACGTTGGCCGACGTTGCCGAGTTCTACCGCCGCACGGGGCCAGCATGTCAGTATTCCGCGTCAAGGGATCGCCCTACTTCCAGTTCGATTTCCAGCTCCAAGGTCATCGCTTTTACGGGTCCACGCGGTGCACGAATGAACGTGAGGCCCGCGAAGACGAGAAGGCCCGCCGGGCAGAGGCCGCCGTCCTCGTAAAGCAGGCGCTCGCCGCCGGCCGCAAGCCGATGACGTTCGGCGCCGCCTGCGATCGCTGGTGGGACCAGGTTGGCAGCCACGGCAGCGATCCCGACCTCAAGCGCGCGCTGGACTGGCTGAAGGATCAGATCGGCCATCAGGTGGCCCTGCACACCGTCAACGACGACATGGTTTCCCGGGCCGTGGAAGCCCGCAGGAAGTGCGTCATGCGCGCCGGCCGCGATGCAAAGGGCACGCAGCTCTACCGCCCCCTCTCCGCGCGCACGGTCAACAAGACCGTACCCAGCCTGCTCCGCCGCGTTATGAACCGGGCGCGCAAGGCCTGGTCGGTCGCGATCCTGGTCGAGCCGAACTGGAAAGAGCACTTCCTCGCCGAGCGGAAGCGGCCGGTGCGCGAGATCACGGCCGCGGAAGATGCCGCGCTCGACGGGATCGAAAGCCTTGAGTATGCCGGGCTGCGCGAGTTCGCCGAGATCATGGGCCTGCGGCGGAAGGAACTGCTGCTCACCTGGCCGCAGGTCGATTTCGACAAGGCCACCATCAGCATCATCGGCAAGGGCGGCGTGCCGGCGATCCTGCCGCTCACGAAGCGGGCCTATCACATCCTCTGGGGCCTGCGCGGGCACGACAAGATGCACGTCTTCACCTTCGTGGCCCAGCGCACCAGGCGCTGCCCGAAGACCAAGCGCGACTTCGTCAAGGGCCAACGCTACCCGATGACCTATTTCGGCATCGGCACCAACCGGCGCAGGAAGTGGTCCAAGGCGGGCGTGGATGCGCGGCTGCACGACACCCGCCACACGACAGGCCAGCGCGCGCTGCGCACCACGGGCAACCTGCGGCTCGTACAGCAGCTGCTCAGGCACACCGAGATCCGGACCACCGCGAAGTTCTACACCGACACTACTATGGCGGACCTGCGGGCTGGGATGGAGGCCGTCGAACAATCAAAGCCTGCAAAGCCCGATCAACCAAAAAAGGTGACTGGCGAATGAGCGTTTTCAAGGTCCGGAACTCGCCCTACTATCAGTATGACTTCCGTCGAGAAGGCCACCGCTATTCTGGATCGACCAAGTGCCTCAAACTGGCCGATGCGGAAGCCTTTGAAATCGCGCAGATCGGGTTGGTCGAGCGCCGCAATGAGTCACTGAAGCTGGCTGCGATCCTTCCGCGGCATGTCATACGCGAGCCCCTTGGCGACGGATGGCGATATTACTTCATCGTGCCGAGCAAGGCCCGCAAGGCCGGTTGTCCGGTTCGCAATGAGAGCCTTGGCACTGTCTTAGATACCGCCATAGCGCGGGCCGAGGATCACCTGCTGCCCGAGTTCGACGCATGGCATGCGAAGCACAAAACCACGATGGGGGTGAATGGTGTCACCGAGCGGTCAGACCCTCCGCTCGTTGGGGTCTATCTGCTGTTGCTCAAAGGCAAGGTCGTCTACATCGGATCTAGCAAGAACATGCCCAGGCGCGTTAGGCAGCATCGGAACGGCAGCCGACCGTTCGACAACGCCTACTATATTGCAGCCTCGGAAAGCGAGATGAGGAGCCTGGAGGCCTCTCTGATCAAGGCGATGCTGCCGACGCAGAACACGAGCGGGATTGCGCGACGGCAAAAAGCCCCATGCCCAGCCCCAGAGTACCCCGACGCACCATCTTCAAGCCTTTGATGCACTGAGTAAAAATCGCATCGTGACCCACGTCTTTCGATTCCGAGGGTCGGGAGTTCGAATCTCTCCGAGCGCGCCACGTCTACCCGCCTACGTTCATTGAAAACATTGAGAAAAGGCGCGGGAACAAGGCCGCTCAGCACCGGTCCGGAAGGCGAACGCAAGGGGATCAAAGGTCACCTTGTGTTGCGCTAGCGGACGGTGAGTCCCAGAAAAAGCCCCAGACTCCGCTTGCGGACCGTTGCGACCTATATACCGGCCATGTCCCAAGACGACCCCGTCCGCATCATTCCCCACGCTCCGGAAGGCATCCCCGACACCGGCAGCTTCGAGGTCGTCTGGCCGGGCGGGAATCGGCACTTTTACTGGGATGAGAATGCCGGCCGCCGGGCGATCACGCTGCACGACAGCCGGGACGAGGCGCTGGAAAAGGCCCGGGCCCTGGCGCGCGCCGAGCGCGACCGGCTGGAACACGCCTGCCCGGGATGCGACGGCACCGGCTGGGTATGCGAGGATCATCAGGACCAGCCGTGGGATGGTCCGCACGCCTGCAGTTGCGGTGCTGCCGGCGCGCCCTGCCCGCGCTGCAACTGGCCGGAAGATGGCGAGCTGCCGCGGATGCCGGACGGATTCCAGCCGGGCTGACCCGCGAAACCGCAGCTGCGTCTGGGCTAGGTTCGCTCAGTCGGCACGATCCCGATGGCAAGGACGACGACCCCGATCGCCAGCACGATCATCAACATGGCCATCAAAGCCAGATACATGCCAGCCTGCCCTGCGGAACAAGCCTCAGCCCACCGTGGAAGCGGTGAGCTGAGGCCCGGGAGCGGAACGGTCGCTGTGAGACAACCGCGCAGCAAACGCAATCGCCGCACAGATGTTCCAAACCGGGTCGCGTTTTCTATCGGATAACATCTCGGGCTGCGGGCGCCCGGTGACGGCTTCGAGCTGGCCCCGCCGATGATCACGCGCGCCGACGCCCGCTGAGGCCAGTACTTTCGCTTGTTCCACCGCCAAACGTGAGTCTGTAAACTTAACATTTGTTGGGGAAACAATTTCGCATCAACCTACGTTAACTTCTATCACCGCTCGGTCCTCGGCAGTCATCGGTGATGAGAACGCCGGTAGCGCTCCCGCCTTCCTCTAGCGAAAGGAGCGCGCCATGACCATCACCCGGCGTCGTTTCAAACAATCCACATCGTTCCAGGATCGGCTTGCAGAGGAAGCCAAGCGCTTCAGAGAAGAGGCGGACAAGCTCCCGCACGGCCCGCAAAAGGAACTATACCTGCGGCGCGCCCGACAATGCGAGACGGCCAGTCACATCAACGACTGGCTCACATCGCCCGGCCTACAGCCGCCAACTGGCTTGTCCAACCATGCCGACAACTAGTCGCATGGATAAATTCAAGCATATCCTCACCTTTGTGAACCGACCCGGCTTTGTCGCGCTCGACGTGGCCGATGATGAGGCCGCGTTGGCCGTGGGCAGGATGATCGCCGAAGAGACAGGCGGCGCCGTCGTTGTTCGCGATTCGCAACTTGTTGAGATCGACACGATTCCTGCGCCGCAGAGAAACTGAGGCCGCCTGAGACGACGGCGAGCCGCCGGGGTTCGAGCCCGGGCACAAGCTCTTAAATGGTTGCCCGCGAATCCGGTTGACACGGCCGCAAAATTGCATCGCTAACTGATTCGCTTTCCAACTTTTCCCGCCCTATTTTGGACTCGGGACGTTGGGAGTTGCATATGAGTTCACCGTCAATTGTTCCAAATGACCGTTTGGACAAAGATTTTTATCTGGTCCTTGAGAATTTCAGAGCCGGCGCCGCATTCCGGGAAACCGATGAGGGCATTACCTACACCACCCTGATCGACGACCTGCTGACCGGGCAATACGACCAGGTGCTGCGGATCGTGGCCTTCAATCCCGTCGAGGGCTGGTCGCGCGACGCCTCCGAAGATGTCGCCAACGCGCTCGAGCAGCACATCGCCGCCGAAGGCCGCGAGGTCTCGGAGGCCATGCGGGATTTCATCGAAGGCCAGACCGGGCGCAAGATCGGCCAGCAGCTGGCGTTGTTCTGATGGGCGCCAGTTTCGCCGTGTCGCCGCTGATCCTGTCCGCGATCTGCGTGGCGGAGAGGGATGGCAATCCGCCGATGACCGCCGACGAGATTGCCTTCATGCTCGAATTGCCGCGGGAATTTATTGACCCCGCCCTGGATCAGCTGGTCCGGAACGGCTCGATTGTGCGCGCTGGCGACCATTATCGCTATGACAAAGACCGATCGCTCACCGCATCCGAACTGGCCGAGATCGAACTGCTCCACGACGAATTGCAGGCGATCGTTCCCCTTCTGGAAGCAATTCCGCCGCGTCTGGACAGTTGAGGGTCAGTCAATCCCCGCTCATGTTGAAGTTTGAGTATTGCAAGCCGGTCAACGCCAAGGCCGTTCCGACCGGCGACGAATGGATTCACGAGGTCAAATACGACGGCTACCGCGGGCGCATCGTCCGCGACGGCCGTGACGTCAAGCTGCTGTCGAAAAGCGGCCTCGACTGGGCCTGGCGCTTTCCGTGGATCGTCGAGACCGCGCTGAAGATCCGGCAGAGCCAGTTCATCATCGACGGCGAGATCTGCGTGCTCGACGTCCAGGGCATCTCCGATTTCAACGCCCTGCATTCGAACAAGCACAATGACGAAGCGCAGCTTTACGCGTTCGACCTGGTATCGATCGGCGGGGAGGATCTGCGCGACGTGCCCCTGCTCGATCGCAAGGGCCGGCTGGAAAAGCTGCTACGCCGCCGCGTACAGGGAATCTTCATGGCGCCCTTCGAGCGCGGCGAGATCGGGCCGGACCTCTTCACCGCCGCCTGTCGCATGCGGCTCGAGGGCATCGTGTCAAAGCACGAGGGGCGGCGGTACCGGGCCCGCACCTGCGACTGGGTCAAGGTGAAGAACCGACAGCACCCGGCGTTCGCCCGGGTGATGGACCAGTTCTGACACGGTTAACGGACCGTTCGTACACGGGAGCGGCCTTACTGCTGCCTTTTCTTTGAACTTATGAAGATGTGAAAGAGCGGCCGGCTTGCCTCATCCGTTACTTCGATGCTCCACTCCTGGCCGGGCCGGAACTTGCCGTCGATGTCCCTGAACAGATCCCCGGCAAAAAGGGTAGCCGCTTTCCACGCCGCTTCATCGTCGGGGAACTCCTCGCCCACGTCATCAGTGCTTGGTTCGACGTCATGGACGTTGAAAAAGTATCTCGGCATTGCCGCAGAAAAATGCCGGTTGGGAGCATTTGTTCCGGCGTCGGTTGGCTGCCCCCCGTAGTTCTCCGAACGGAGAATGTTAACGGCTGCACAATTCCAACCGCATGGAGGCGGACGCAGGTGGCACGGGTGTTGCTAATTACCCAATGACTGAGATTTCAGGTTCAGTCTGAGACAGGGCGCCGCCGGGACAACTCATTTCGAGCCCGGCGGCGTATCCTTTTGAAACGTTCGGGCGGGTTGGCACAAACTGGACGTGACAAAGGGACCGTCGGGAACTTCAACCTGTCAGGGAAGTTACAATCGGCAGGCATGGAGGCTCCAAATGATAGTCACAATCGCTGCTGCAGCCCTCGCTGCTCAACTTGGCGCAGCTCCCGCGGGCGACACCAATAGTTTGGTGCACCAGGTTCGTCGTGGGTGGTGCAGCCACGGTTATGACATCGACATCCATGGACGTTGCTATCCCAACGGCGTCATTCCTCCTCAGTATCAAGCCGGGCGACAATACCGCGGATACGGCGCCTACGGACGATACAGGGGGCGGTATCAGGACCATCCAAGGTTCTATCGTCGCTACTAGGACCTCAAACCACAACAGAAGGCCCGCCAGCGTGAACCGGCGGGCCTTGTTCGAGACATCCGGTGAAGTCTACGCCATCCCGTGCAGCCGGAAATAGCTCAGCGCCACTTGGTAGGAAATGATCGCCTGCTGTCCGTAGGTAAGCCGCGCCTTGTCGTAGATCGCCGCGGCGGCGGCCGGTTAGACACCCTGCCTCAAGACTTATCCTGGTCGCAGATTGGCCGCGGCCTCGTCTGTAGGGAGCCGGCATCAAAGGTTCTGTGCACGTCGTGCCAAACTGGCATGACAGAGCTGCTGCTGCCGAGCGATTCACCCGCCATTGGAAAACATGAGAACTCAGCTTTGAAAATGACTGCCGCGCGACCTTTCTGAAACGGCTGCCCGTCGTCTTCTGGAGCACGCCCACGCCTTCGAACCCATTCAGGATGGGCTGGATCTATATCGAGAAGCTCAATGGCCCTTCCTGTTCCGCGACAAAGGCACGCTCGCGGAGCACAGCGCCGGCGAAAAGCTCGCCATTGAACGAGGCTGGTGGAAATTCATGACAGCGGGACTTTCGAACAATTCACCGCCGCCGGCGCGGATGTAATCGCTTGAGGCTTTGAACCTTCTCCAGCCCGGCAAGCCATATAGTTGAGGTCCCCCAAGCCCTCGCAAGCCCATCAGAAAGCTCCGTCCCTCCTAAGGCGGGGCTTTCGCTGGCCGCGATGACCGCCGCGCCACCGCTCATGCTCAATGAACCGTGTGCGCCGCCGGGTTTTCCTTTAACCTGAGATCGAGATAAACGTTGTACTCGCCGCATTGGATATATTGAAAATCGAAGTCTTGCAGAGCTTTCAGCACCTTCGACTCCGCTTCCGCAGAATGTATCTCGACACAGAAGTTGCGAACGAACTTCAACCAACGTTTAGCATCCATATTAAAAAGCGTCGCCTCGGCACCTTCGATGTCGATCTTCAAGATATCGATGATCGGTTTGGGGCACATCTTGAGAACGGTCGGCATATCGATCGCCTCGACGTCAGCATTTTCAAGGTCGCTCGTAGGAGCGACCTGAGTTGCCCATTCCCGACCATCGCGAAAAGCTCCACGAGAAAGCGATAAACGGGTTGAGCGATCCCATATGGCCGCTTCAACTATCCGAGCGCGAGGACCATATGCAGCAAGATTTTGAGCGCAGATATAGGCGTTATTCGGATCAGGTTCGACAGCCAACACGAAAGCGTCGGGAAAGGCATTTAAGAAAAAGACGCTTGAGTATCCGACGTTCGCTCCCAAATCGACGATCACTCGAGCGGACTGCGTTCGAGAGGCAATTTCGGACAGGATTTGTTCGATGAAAATCGCATCGAACACCTCAGGATCGCTGCTACCACCTAATCTCATAAGCACTGAATGCCCGGAGCTTGGCACACGCGCCAGTCTCATGGTCTTAGGAAGAAACCTGCTACCGTTGCTTCCACGGATCACGCACCAGCGCAGTCCGCTGAAAACTCCCAAAACGCTTATGCAACGCTGTAGCTTCCTGAAATGATTGCGCATCGACACCTACGCGAAACATCGAAATCAATGCAGAAAACTAAATGATCGCGCTGCAATGCTTAGTTCGTCAATGGATCTCGCCGGTACCTAGCCGGGATCGTGCGAGGCACGTCGTCGCAGGCAACCTGGCGAAGTTGAGCCGGATTGCTCGTCTTTGAGGTGCGCGGTGAGAGTCATCGCACGGCAATCAGGCTAACGGACGCTGGGCTCCAGAAGATGCGTTCGCCAATCTAAAGACCGCTTGTGAAAGGCTGAAGTTGATGGGGAGAGGCGCGGCTGATGCCGTTGGGCAAGGCGGCTTGGCTGAGTTACCTCACCGGGTTTTGGTGCTATTTGTTTCTTGGGGCGTTAGCTGCGTGGCCGCGGTTGCCCTAACGGCTAGGCTCAAGTATTTTTTCACAGAAAGCTGGCCAGGCAGCGATGTGGCCTCATTTGAGTTCCACTGGTGGTCCCTCGCAGCCAACCATCGCCATTTTTTGGATGATCAGCTCGGAATGCCTACAAAGGACGACCTTCTTAAGATTGTTCCAATCGGAGAGGAGAATGCGGTCTCATCCCGCTTGCTCTGGCAGCAGCTCGGCATGTGGTCCCTCGCGAGTATCAAAAAAACGCTGAGTGAGATGGCAGAGGCAGGCCTGATCGAGCGAAGGCAAGATTGTCAAGAAGAGAGAGCAGCCAACTTGTATTTCAGGCTCCCCGACCCGGCCGCCCGCTTGTAGAAGGCAAGAAATGAACGAACTGGAGCCTAAGGCATCCCAGCAGTGGCTTTGGTTTGCGGCGGCGCTATTGGCTATGGCGGTGATAGCGGTGATTGTGACTAAGCTTCCCGTTTGAAACGGTTCTGCGCGGCGGCAGGCGGCTCTGCAGGCGCAGCTGCCGCCAGGTCGATTTCGCGGTTGGTTTGGTCCCGGCGGTATCCCTCGGTGTCCACCCATCGGCCCTTGTCGGGATCGTAGGTCGAGGCCCGCTCGCCGCACCCCGCGAGTGAGATCAAACAAAGCGCCAGCAGCACCAGGATGACCGGTGGGCAGGCCTCGAGGAGTCTGTCAATGTACCAGGGGACAGGCATTCCGCGCCGTCGTCTCACGTCGCAGTCCCAACTGGAATCCGGCTCAGTTCACGCCAGTGCCAGATCCACCGGCAAACGATATGCTCCGGCTCCTTCAGGTGGGCGGCAATCTCCGCCGTGTTGAAGCGACGGGACCACAGCTTCAGCGCGATCGAGTATTTGCGGAACAGTTCGCGCTCGATGTCGTCGCTTCGGGTGAGGCCGCTCACGTCATCGCCCCGGCATAAGCGGATCGTCAGCCCCATGTAGCCCTGCGTCGGTTCGATCACCGCGCTTTCCGGCACGTCGATCCATTCGCCGTTGATACGCACGCGGTAGCGGCCGTCGCGGCTTTCCCAGTTCAACGTCGTCGAGCGGGGTGGCGTCGGTGCCGTCGCAGCATGCCGCGCCGGCACGGCTGGTGAGGCCCTTGAACCAGCCGTCGAGTTCGGGCCGGTGATGATCGTAGGCGCGCGCCGGTTTGACATGGATCAGCAGCGCCATCGCCAGAAGGATCAGCGAGACGATGATCAGCGCCAGCCAGCCGTTGAAGCGCATCTTCTGTTCGCTCATATCCCGGCCAACCAGGTGAGGCCGGCGAGCAGCCCGGACAGCACGCCGAGCATGACGATCACCCCGCCGAGCGTTTCCTGCGGGCCGGACTTCGCGAGCGCACAGAGCGTCGCGCCGAGCGCGAGCAGGATGCCCGCGGTCAGCAGCATGATGGCCGTCAGCATGGGGAAGCTTTCCTTTGGGATCTTGGGGAGCGTTACGCGCCGTATTCGCCGTCGACCGCCGAGCGATGGCTGCGGATGAAGCCTTCGCCCCGCCGCAGCTCGTCGATCTGGCGGCCCTGCGAGGTGACGCGGCGGTCGAGGTTGAGGATGCGTTCCTCGACCAGCGCCTGCTTGATCAGGATCTCGCTCATCTTCTTCAGTTCGCTCTGCACGCCGGCAAACTGCGCACCGGTCTGCTCGCGAATCGCTTTGAATTCCTCCTTGTTGTCCTCGCCGTCCGCCTTCAGCTGGTCCTTCAGGGTTTTGACCGTGTTGCGCAGGGTGACAATGGCCGCCACGCCGCCGCCGGCGATCACCGCCGTCTGCAGGATGGTGCCGATGCTGATCGTCAGATCCAGGGTAACCGCCATTTTTGCGTCAGCGCCTTTTTGCTTGGGCGCACGCACGCGCAACAGCGCGATCGCCAATGGATTGCACGGCAACTTCTGCCAGCGCCGAACTGGGTGCGGCGCGCATTTCGGCCGCGACCTTGTTGCGGAATTCGCGCGTCCACGTCCGGACCGGCGGGCACACGACGGCGGGGGGCGGTGTCAGGTCCGTGCAGGTCATCTGCACCACGAAGAAGGCAAAGCCGGTGCAGTGAAGCGTCATACCTCGCCGTCCCCTTCCAGCTTGCGGATGGCGTCCTCGACCGATCGCGGCGCGTTGGCCTGCGCCTCGAGCTGAGCCTTTTGAGACGAGATCGTGACGTTGCCTTGCTCGACATGGGCCTTGGCTTCCCCGAGATCCTGCGCGTTCTGCTCGGCGCGTTTGGCGGCCTGGCTGGCGTTGAGGGTCGCGCCGAGCGACTTGAGGAATACCTCGAGGAGCGGCGCGAGCACCGCCAGCAGGCCGCTCCTCGCAAGCCAGGCCAGCATCAGCTTGGCTTGACGCTGTCGACCACGGCCGGGAGCACGGCCGCGTCCGCGCCGTCGCCGAGGTTGAGCTTGGCCCAGATCTTCTTGGCGATCTGCTCGGGCCCGCCGGCCCAGGACTGGAGCCAGCCCGGCGCGTTGTCGATCGCATACTGCAGCGCCTCGCGCAGCACCTGGTTGCCGACATCGACCTCGAGCTTCTTGTCCTTGACCGCGCCGGCAACCGCATTAAGGCCGTAGTTGATTGCGTTGTCGATCAACAGCTCGACCCGGGCATTGCCGAAGATCGCAACCAGGTTTGCCGGCAGCTTGCGCAGCATCACCATGGCCAGCGATACCAGCACCCACGCGACGGCGGAGGCGATCTCCGAGACCGTGGCACCCCAGGCCCACACCACCTTGTTGGCCTCGGAGGTGGCCTGCGCCACCGTTTCGGGGGCGCTGTCGGCTGCGAACGCAACCGCATGAACGATCGCGACGTCGGCGATCGGGGCGACCGCGAGAGCGAGGAACATCACCGGCACGATCGGGGCGGCGACGACGGAAAGATACGCGGCAGCGATTGCCGCGCGAGCATAGCGCATCATGGTTTTACCTTTGGGGTTTGGGGAGGGTTTACGCGATGCCGTCGCGCGGCGGTTTACTTCAGCTGAACCACCAAGCCAGCCACATAATGACGGTGCCGATCCAAGCGGCGGCGATCAGACCGGCGCCTTGGAACTTGCCAGGCGACGACCGCATGGCGTTGGCCCAGAGCACCACGAACGACCATCCCAGCGCGGCCAGTGTCGCGACGCTTGCAAGAACGATCACGACGCCACCTGGATAAACCGCGCCGCGACATAGTCGTCGCCGGCGATCTTGAACCAGAGCGTATCGCCGTTCCTGGTGTCTCCGATGATCATCACCGTGTCGCCCTTGTGAAGCACGCGGGTCACCGGCGACTTGCCGCTGGGCTCGTCGCGGACGTTGAGAAAGTCATCGACCGAGACGTTGACGATGCCGATGCGACCCGGCTTCGGCGTCACCGCCGGCGGCGGATCGTCGTCCTCGTGCGCGCCGCTATCCGACAGCCGCGCCATCGCCTGCCGGATCAGGTCGACCATCTTCAATTTGTCGACCTTGCGGCCCGGGCAGGTTTTGGTGGTCTTCGGATCGTCGCGATGGAAGTGCAGCCCGCTGGTCTTGAAGGCGTAGCCGTCAGGACTGATGCCGAGCGAAAGATGCAGGCAGGCCATCCCCTCGGCGTAGCGGTCGGCGAGATCCGGCGTGAACGCCTCGCTGTCGAAGTTGCCGACGCATTCGACGCCCCACGAATTGGCGTTGAAGGAGACGGCGTGCACGCCGCGCTTCTCGGGGAGCGACAGCACGCAGAAATTATCCGGCGTAAAGAAGAAGTGCGGGCCGGCGCTCCAGCCCATTTCGTTGCCGTAGTAGCTGGAGAGGTTCTTCATCCACGCGGCATCCGTGATCGGCACCTTGCGGGTGCCGTGGGCGTAGGTCTTCCAGGTGGCAAGGCTCGGGCCACCGGTATGGTGCATGGTGACAAAACGGGGACGCCAGGCGCCGAACTTGATGCCGTCGAGGTAATCGAGGAACAGCGCAGCCGTGGGGAAGCACTTCCCGACATAGGGAATCGGCGCCATGGGGATTTCTCCAATGGTTTGAGTCCAATTGTCTCAACCGTTGATATATATCGGGTTACGCTCGCGATCTTACGTTGATCGCTGCACAGTTGCAGTGCTAAAACGCTGCCATGTCTTCAGCAGAGACGCCGCCAGATCCAGACGAGCCCGAACCGACTCATGAAGAGGCAGTCGAAGGCTGCAAGCGCTGGCTGTTTTGGGTTGGCTGCCTGACCGCGCTTGCATTGACGGTGATTGGCTACGGCGAGGTCGCCGGACGAATTAGCTTTTTCTGATCAGGCGCGCGGTCGCGACCTCTAGAATAATTCCGCAACCAGCGTGCCATAGCAAAGCAGAGCGCCGGCACCGCCCGTGAAATTCGTTTGCATGACCGCGTTGAGGTTACCGCCACTCGGCAGGTTGAAAACCCGCTCCATATTCGGGAAAATCCAGCCGTTCGGATCATTGCTCGTCAGATGCATCGCAGTCGTCGCACCACCGGCCGGCGACGTCTGGATGCTCGTCGTCCCGATCCCAAAGTCTGAATGCATGTGCGAGATCACCGGCGTTGTTCCAGTATTATGAATGACGCCCGACTGGCACAAGCAGCGCCAGTTTCCCGCCGGCAGCACGATAACATTCCAAACTTTGTCGACGCTATCCACCAGCCCGACATTGTCTGCAATGCTGATTATGCTGGTGAGCCGATGCCCCTTGTAGGGATACGGAATCGAATAGTTGGCCCATGCGGTATGCGTGCCGGACTGCGTGCCGGTAAAATTGATCGACGTTCCAGCGATCGCGTTTGCGATGCTGCTTGATACCCGAAACGAATTCGTCTGCAGCGACGCGCCCGCCGTAACATAAACGATTGACCCCGCCGTCAGGCCGGTCAGCAGCGCGCCTGTAGTGGTCAGAAAGAGCGGCGTGTAAGCCGGCAGGCCGTGGCCGGTCCAATTGATGGTTCCAGGACTCCCAAGCGTCAGCGTGACCGTGGCCGTCTTTGGCATTGCGGCCAAAATCAACCCGTTCGGGATCGGAGCTACGGCCGCGGCGGCCAGCACCGCCGCCGCGGCGTCGGCCATGGCGTCGGAAACCTCACCCTCGAGAGAAGCCGCCCACGCGATGACGTCGGCCTTGACCGGACGATGCGGACCGCTGGCCGGAACGCCGTCGACATTGTAGAGCCGCCAGACATCGGCGCCCGCAGGAGTAGTCATGGGATCGCTTCCTTTTTAAGCTTTTAGATTTCCGCCAAAGCGGCGGGATCAACCAGGATCCAGGAGAACAGCACGGTGCCCGTCAAAAGGTCGATCGTTGGCGACGGCTGGATCTCGACCACGCAATCCTCGAGATCGGCGAGGAACGGATACTGCACCTTGACCCAGCGCTTGCCGAAGTATCGCAGGCCGATCAGTTTGGTGGTGAACGTGCCCGATCGGCGCGGGTTGAGCCGCTGCAGCGCCCGGCCGGCCAGCCGCTCGGCCTGCGCTTCCGACTGCACCCAGGTCAGCGAAAGCGGCTTCGGCCGCTCGGCGCCGAGTTCGGAAATCGATATTTCGTCGCGCACGTCATCGAGCGCGGCGCTGACGAATTTCTGCGCCGGATCGGTGAAACTGACATTGAGCACGTTAATGATCTGCTCATCAGCCTGGCCACAGTGCAGGCTGACGCCGACGATATCATGCTCGGTCAGCGGCGGCTCGGTCGGCTCGCGATAGACCCCGACCGTCAGCGACAGCGTGCCGTCGCCGGCCTCGGCCAGCCAGCCGTCGCAGGTCGACAGGATCGAATTGATCACGTCCTCCGGCGAGGTGTCATAGCGAAACCAGCCGTCGGAGACGTAGCGCGGCGCGCCCTCGACCAGCGCGTCGCACAGATCGGCCTCGACCATCCATTGCGCCAGCACGTCCGGCGGAAACACAATGTCGAGATCCTGCCCCATGCCGCCATCCTCGCGCGTGACGTAATCGATCAGCTCGAGCACCGGGTTTGATTTCGTCACCCACGTCGAAGGATCGCCAAAACTCTGCGCGCCGTCGCGCGGATCCCAGATCGGCGAACAGTTCGCCACCACCGACAATTCGGGACGGCCTCGTGGGTAAATGCGGCTATGCTCCGATGGATCGCCGATGCCGGCACAGATGATGCCGGCATAGGCAATGCCGTCCCCGCGGTGTGTGCTGTCCCATCCCACAATGCTCGACATTGCCGTTTGCGATGCGTCCCCGAGCCGAATCTGTATCAACACGGGGTGTCCTGTGCCGCCGGAGGGTATCTGATAAGAGCCATCCGATAGCCCTTGCACTTCGCCGGCAGACAAACCGCCATTTAGAACAGAAGGAATCGTCGATATCGAATCGTCGCTCAAATACATGCCGAGCAGCGAATCGATCTTGCCGGAATGAAACGCGATCACGTCATAGGACTGTGCGGGAGGCCCGCCGGAATCCGAGGCCTCGAAATACATATAGGCGCCGGCGAGCCTGTTAATGCCGTAGCCGCGCTGCCGCGCCGGGATCGACTGCCGGATTGCCTGCGAACCATCCTCCGGCCGAGGTGCCCCCGGCGTGCCGTTGAGCGCGTATTGCAGCCCGATCGACGCGCCGATGATCGCGGCACTGCCGACGATCGTCGTTAGCCCGACGCCGACAACGGTCGTCGACGCCAGGGCGAAGCCGGCCGGACCAGTGACGCCGGCGGCCGCCACGGCGTTGATGATCAGAAGGCCTACCGCTTCAGCCATGGTGATAAGCCTCCAGCAGCGGCAGCCGATCCTGATCGGCAATGACGATGCCAAGATCTGACGTGATCACCGCCAGCAGGCGATCCGAAACGCAGATCGCGCCGGTCGGCCGGCGCAGGATCCGGCCCTGCCGAACCGCATACGGCGCCATCACGACGGCGATATCGCCGCCCGCCGGCGCCGGCGTCGGCGCATAGCCGACGGCCGCAAGTCGCCTGGCGCACGATCTGGCAAATCCGCCCTCGCGGCGCAGGATCCGGCGGAACTCGCGTTCGCTCGAATAGGTGCCACGCACGTCGGCGATCGGATCGACGCCGCGAACGGCCATCACCCAATCGGCCATGAACACGCCGCAGTCGAGCGCGCCCGGCTGCCAGCGCCGGCCGGCAAGCGACGAGAGATAGTTTTTCAACCTGGGAATGTCGGCCATTTCTTGTTGAAGTTGTTGGCATAGCGCGCCGTGAATTCGCAGAACGCGTCGCCGGGCGAGCGCGCCTGCTGGTCGCGGTCGGAGAAATAGGAAAAATTCGGCCGCCGCCGCGACGTCAGCAGCGATCCGCATGACAGCGTGACGGTCCGCACGATCGACGCCTGCGGATCGGTGACCGGCGGCTGGTCGATCGACAACCGGTCGGCGCGATAGGTCGCCAGCCAGCGCGGCGGACCGAGCAGCTGCCACGCACCGGACAGGATGCCGAAGCCGACCGCGACCCGCTTGCCCTTGACCTCGTCGGCGTCCTGGTTGGCGGCGATCTGCAACACCTCGCCCGAAACGCCCGACAGCGTGAACTCGACCCGCTGCGCCGCGCCGTTCATGATCTGGTTGAATGACGGCAGGTCGCGCAGCTCACCGAACCCGACATATTCCGCGCCGTCTGGATCGAACACATTGCTGGCCGCGCGGATATTGCCGAAGCCAAGCCAAAGCCGCACTACCGGGTCGGTATCGAGCCTGAAGAACGCGGCGATGTTCTGCACGCCGGATTGCAGCGCCGCGATTTCGGCATCGTTGAAATTGATCATGGCTATGCCGACTCGACGAAATCGACACTGGCCGAATTGAAGGTCCACGGCACGACGCTCAGATCCATCGATCCCGGATTTGCCAGCCGCATCCTGCAGCGTGGCCGATCGAATTCCAGCGGCGTCCCGGCCTCGATCGACTCGCGCAAAGGCGGGTTGAACGTGATGGTCGCCGTCGTGCTCGACGTCATGTCGACGGTCGCGATCTCGTAAAGCCGCCAGTCCATCGTATCATGCGCGATCGAGAACGACTCGCCGCCGATCAGTTCGCCGGCATAATTGAGCGTGATATCCATACTGGTCGCGCGCAGGTCCACCGCGTCCGTCGCCTCGATATCGATCACCGACTGGTAGTATCCGGCTCCGTCATCGAACAGGGTATCGTCCGCGTGCGCGATATCGATGCCGGCGGTCTGCGAGACGCCGGCCGGCCACGGCCGGAACAGCGTGTCATTGCGCCAGACGATGATCGGCGTCACGCCGCCGTTGCATATCTGCCGGACCGCGCGCCACAGCAGCGTCGAGATCCGCTGCCGCTGCCTGCCCTGCGAGCCCGGCAGTCCGCCCGACAGACTGACGTCCGACATCGAGCATTTCCAAAAGCCGCCGCCGTCGCTCCTCGTCAGAACGGAAACACTGTTGGCCGTATCGCCTGGCGTCGCGGCGACGCCGGCCAGATTCCAGCTGTGGCTTTTCTCGCGCAGCAGCAGTCGCGGGAAATGAACCGTCATCAACCGACCCCTGTCGACTGCATGCGCTGCGCACTGGTGAAAGCCCGGTTCTGGCCGGCAATGGCGCGCGCATGCTGTGCCAGCACGGACTGGATGCGGGCGACCGTTCCACTGTCGGCGCCGGCGGCGTTGATCTGATAGACCGGCGCAAATGTCTGGCCGCGACTGCCAGCCGCGGATCCAACCCGCGGCAGGATCATCCCGCTGCGGTTAGGAACAAACAGCTCCGGCCGCTTCTCGCCGACGACGTATGCCTTGCCCGCCTCGACCGGACCGCCGGCCGCCCTGGTGCCGCCGAAGAGACTGCCGAGATTGAAGCCGCCGCCCCCACCGCCGAGCGCCGCGGCGATCGGCCCCGTGATCGCCTGGCGAATGGCAATCCGCGCCAGGTCCGCGATGATCGCATTGGCCATCGCCGTGAAGGCATCGGCCGCGCTCGCGGTCCCGGTCACGATCCCGACCAGGGCATCCTCAAACGAGCGCAGCCCGCCCAGCGCCGCATCCTGCAGCGCCTTGTCGGTGTCGCGTGCCTCGCGCGCAAACGTTCGCAGCGGCGAATGCGCCTCCTCGGCCGCCACCTTCGACCTGGCGTAAGCCTCGGCCAGCGCATCGATCTGCAGGCGCTGCTCGGCCGTCACCTTGGTCGCGTCGAGGCCAGCCTGCTTGTTGGCTGCTTTAGCCGCGGTCTCGAGCTCGACGGTCTTGCGCGCCCGCTCGCGGGCGAACGTGTTGAGATCGATGGTCTCGGTCTCGACATTGGTGACCGCAATGCGCTTTTGCGTCTGATCGATCTCGCGCTGAAACGCATCCCTTGTTGCCGCGTCATCGCCAGCGGCACTCGGCAGCCTGGTCTTTTTCCCGGTGACCTCGACGCGCGTCGGCGGCTTGATACCGACCGCGTCATAGAATTTTGCCGCATCGTCCGCCGAAAACTCATTTCCGCCGCCGACCGTCAAGCGCTGCTTGGCCGCCTCGAAACGGCTGATCAGGCCGAGCGCCTCGCGCACGCGCCCCGATGCCAGCAGATCGAAGCTCAGCGCAAACATCTTGACCGCGACCTCGAGCCCCTTGAAGGTTTCGAGCAACGCCGGCCCTCCCCAGTCGACCGACATCCTTTTGTAGGCGGTCGCGGTACGCTCCTCGAGCTTGCGAAACGCCTTGTCGAGCTCGCCGGCCTTGTCGATCAGGCCCTGATCGAGCACCACGCCCGCCTCTTTCGCCTTTTCGATCAGCGCCGGCAGGCCCTGCTCGGCGATCTCCTTGAGCGTGCCGACCATCTTCGGACCCGCCTGGCGCCCGAAGGCATCGGTTGCGAGTTTCAGACGTTCCTGCGGTGTCGCCGCATTGGTCACCAGCCGGGCAAAATCAACCAATAGCGCGCTGTTGTCGCGCAGGGTGCCGCTGCTATCGCGTAGCGCGACGCCGTTGGCGTTGAACACCTTCATCAGGTAGCCGGAACCGAGCGCCGCCTCGGCGACGCTATCGGAAAACTTGTCGAAAGCCTTGTCGGCCAGTTCGGCATCGCCGCCGGCCTGGCCGAGCGTATGCCGCAACGCCTGGATCGCATCAGTCGACAATCCAACGCGTTCCGACAGATCGCCGAGGTCGTCGACCTCGCCGATCGCTTTTCTGATACCGACGATCGACTGCTCGAGCGCAAAGGCACCGGCGGCCGCGCCAACCAGGCCACGGCTGAACGAGTTGAGAAAACCGTCCGCAACACCCGGATTGATTTTCTTGAACCGATCCTCGATGCCGCGCGCGGCCTTGTCGGTCCCGCTCATCGCTTTCGCCAGCGATTTCTCATACTTGGAAATGTTCGCCTCGAGCGAGACGACCAGGCGCTCCAGATCGGTTGCCACTTACATCAATCCTTTGATTGCAGCCATTCCCAGAGATCGTCAGCCTCGGCCGGGCTCAGGGAATCCCCGATCTCGATCTGGCCGGATATCATCGCGAAAAACTGCCACATCGACATCGCGTCGACCTGCTGCGGCGACAAATTCAATTTGCCGCCGGCGCCGTAGATGGCTCCGAACCGGATTTTCCCTCGTGGGAGATCGTCGACGCGCGCGCCCGACGCGGAGCCCTTGATTTTTTTTCGATTCTCTCCTCTGGCGCGCCGTAGCAGCCGGCAGACAGCACCGCGATCGCATGCAGCAGATTTTCCGCCGGCGGCCGCGCCTCGACATAGGTGCGCGTTTTCTTCAGCGCCTCGACAGGCGCCAGGCCGCCGCCGATCAGGCCACAGCGCAGCACGTTTGAGATCTCCTCGATTCTGCAGACTTTCGCCTGCAGGCGATCAAGGATCACGAACGGCCCGGCGTCGCAGGCCTCCTGCAGCAGCGCGATCTCGCCCCAGCCCAGACGGAACCGATAGGTTCCGTCCGCCCAGTCCAGCATCAGAGATGCGTCGCGGCTCACGGCGAAACCGTGCGCGCGAGCTCGCCGTCGCTTTGCATTTCGATATTCGCGGTCACGCGCCCGCCCTGTTCGGCGCCGGCGGTAAACGTCGCGATATGCATCAGCCCGGTCCAGGTGATCGTCTTGGCCGGAAACTCGACCTCGATCTTGACCGGAATGCTCTCGACGCTTTCCCAGCCATCGAGCCAGGCCTCGACCGATTCCGCGGCCAGCACACCCTCGCCGGAGACCGCAGCCGACAGGCTCGCGGCGTCGCGACCAACCCAGGCAACTGCGTCCGGATCGTCGCAATCCGGCAGATTGACGTCGGTCAGATCCTTGGTCAGCGTCAGCGATTTCGACGTGAAACCGCACGGCGACGCATAGGTAATCGGATCGGCGTCGTCGCCGAGCAGCACGCGGAATTTTCCAAACCTGGCGGTTGTCGGTTGCGCCATGACAGCAGTCTCCTTTTGTGAAAACGGGGTTAGGGTTGCTCAACCAGCGCGACGAATTCGATGACGGCATGGCTGGTCTGACCGTCAGGATCCGGCAGGATCCGCGTCTGCCGATGCTCGATCGACAGCAACGCGTTGTCTGTTAGCGACAGATCGAAGCCGTGCAGCGCCAGGCGAACTGCCTCGGCGACACGCTTGACCTCGACCCGTCCCTCAGTCCGCGACCATGCGTCGAGCTGCAGGAACACCTCGAAAGCCGTCAGGCATTCCGCGTCGTCAGAAACAATCTGATCCGGCCCCACAGAAATGTAGGGAAAAACCGCCTCATCGGGCACGGCGTCATAGACCCGATCAGCGATCAGCGCCGTCAGCGGCGCAAACCCGACCAGGCGCGCGACGATAGCCCCCTGCAGCTCGAGCGAAACACTACTCATTTGCCAGCTACTTTCTTCGCCGCCCGGTTGGTCGCCCTGGTGATGCGCGATTTGACCCGCTTGCGCAGCGCCCGATAGGCAGGAAAGAAAAACGGCTGCGGCGCCGTGCCGGGATGCTGCGTTCCCTTGAACTTGCCGCCATTGACATGCGGCGCCGTGCCGAACTCGACAAACGACGCATAGTAAGCCTTCGCATCTCCGGCATGGATCGTAACCGTGAGATCCGGATCGCCCGCACCGGCAAAGGCGCTGACGCCGCGCACATTCGCGTTTTCCGCCCGATATTTGCCGAAGGTCGACCCGATGCTTTTGGCCAGGTCGCCACTCTGCTTGGGAACAAGGCGCCGCTGCATATCCGTGATCTCGTCAGCCCCCTCGGCCAGCGCCTGCTTGATCGCCGAGCGCACCTCGGACGGCAGCGCCCGCATCTTGGTGAGCAGCCGATCGCGCCCCTTCGTTCTCGCGGCCATCCGTAACCTCACCCGCTTGCGCTGAAACGATTGCCCTGACCGCAGCCTCTGGAACGCGCCGGTAGGACCGGCCGGCACGATACGCCACGATGACACCGGCCCGCGGCCGGTAGTCGAAATCCCGCAGCATGGTCACGCTCTTCACGTCGCCACCCCGGATTGGCACAGCATCTCGAGCCATTGGCCGCCGGCATCCGGATCCGCGATCGAGCGGATGTTATAGATCACGCCGGTTCGCACATCGCGCGCGCGCCAGTCGGTCGTAATCTCCGCGGTCGCGCCGACCTGCCTCACGGTGATCACGACCGGCTGTTGACCCGATAGCCGCGCCGCGGTCACCGCCTCGCCGCCGAACTTGGCGACGATCGCTGCCGCGCAGACGAACTGCTGCTCGAATTCGCCGCGCACGTTGCCGAAACCGTCGGAGACGACGGATCGCTTTTCGAACGCGACGCGCTCGCGCAGCTGGCGGGCCCGCGGCATGGGTCAGTTAGCGACGGCGGTATAGTGCGGCTGGACGTCGAGCACCGAGGCAGAGTCCGCCAGGCCGACCAGGTTGACGTATTCGCCGGAGCCGACATCGGCGATCGGGCAGATCCCCCCGGGGGTGTCACTGCCGTAGTAGGCGAGCCCTGGCGTTAGCGTTGCGCCGATCGTGATCTTTCCCTTACCGAGCGTGATCGGCTGATTGAGGGAAGCCGCATTCAGCGCAACGTGCGAACCCTGGCGTGCCGCGGCGGTCGCTGAATTCGAATCCGCCAGCATCCACTTACGCGACGTCGGATCCAGATAGCAAAGCTTGCCTTGAGCAATCGTCTCGCCCGCGGTCCCATGGACGCGCGTTGCAGACGGTGAGGCAACGACGTTGGCGGCGGTGATCACGATGTCGGTCATTTGTGACGTTCCTTTTCAGGTTGCGGGTTAAGCAAGATTTCAGCGATAAACCCGATACGGCTGCAGCAGCCGGTAGATCGTATCTTTCAGCCGGGCCCGCTCCTCGTCGGTCGGCCCGTCAAACGTCATCTCGACATGCAGCTTCACCGCCGACTTGAAATTGTTCAGTCGGATGTCGCTGGCGGGGTACCCGACCCAATATCGGATCCGGATGCACTGTTCCTCGCCCGACACTACCGGCCAGCTCTGGCCCGACTTCAGCAGCACGCGGCATTTGCTGGCGTTCTCGCCGTCGACGATCCGATAGACGGTCCCGACCAGCGTCTGCTCGACACCATCGGCATCGTCATAGAGGATCACCGGCTCCGCATCCGGATCGGTCAAAAGCGGCCCGCCCGGCAGCGCGATCTCCGAACCGCAAAAACCGTCGAGCCGCAGCTCCACCAGCCGCGGCAGCATCGAGCGCCCAAGGAAGCCGAGTTCGGGATCCTCGAACTCGGTGATGGCACCCCAGATCTTGGATTCGATATCGGCATCGTCATCGTCAAAATCCTGACGCAGATGCGCCTTGACCTCTTCAACCGACGGCACCGGTTCATCCGGCGGTGTGATAACGACCAGCGTGCTGCCCATCAAATGACCAACCTGATTTGAAGTACGATCACGGAACGAGTTTCGACAGCACGGGATACAGATCGCATTCCACTGTGGAGCCGTCGGCGTTCACCAGTGTCAGCAGCCCCTGCCCGTCGACCGCCATCTCGATGATCGCGGGCCCTGCCGCGCCGCGCGGCCCCACCCCGCCGCGTTCGCCCGGCTTTCCGGTCTTGCCTTGTGTCGATATCACCTGCCATCCCGCACCCGGGCACGGCCCCGGATTATCCTTGCGCGCGATGAACGCCGCGCCGCCGAGGGCTACGATGTCGAGCTCGCGGTAATCCTGCTCCCCGGCATCAAAGGTCTCGCGCACCCGCGGGCTTCGGCCATCACGCCCGGCGGCTGCGATGCAGGTCCAGTCCGCATGCGGCGGCGCGTGACCGGTATCCTTTGCAGCCTGCCAGGTGGATCCGGCGAGCGTCACCACCTCGCCCTCGTAATGCACCCGGTCGCTCCAGGCGCGGACCACCGGCATCTTGCCGTCCGCGCCCCTGTCGCCCTTCTCCGGCTTCGGCAGGGCCGCCACAGCCTTGGCGACCACATCATCGACCAGCGGCGCCAGCTGCTCGACCGTGACGCTCTCACCATCCTTCGGCGCCGGCAGGGCGGCCACGGCCTTGCCTACCGCCTCGTCGATCAGCGGCCGTACATCGTCGATCGTGACGCTGTCGCCGTCCTTCGGCACCGGCAGCGCCGCCACGGCCTTGGCAACTGTGTCCTCGACCAGCGGCGCGAGCTGCTCAACCGTCACGCTCTCGCCGTCCTTCGGCGCCGGCAGCGCCGCCACGGCCTTCTCGACCGTTTCTGCAACCAGTGGCGCGAGCTGCTCCACCGTGACGCTGTCGCCGTCCTTCGGCACGGGCAGTGCCGCCACTGCCTTGGCGACTACATCTTCGACCAAAGGCGCGAGCTGCTCGACCGTTACGCTCTCGCCGTCCTTGGCCGCCGGCAGCGCCGCCACCGCCTTCGCGACCACGTCGTCGACCAGTGGCGCCAACTGCTCGACCGTGACGCTGTCGCCGTCCTTTGCCGGCGGCAGGGCTGCTACGGCCTTGCCGACGGCATCCTCGATCACCGGCCGCACATCGTCGACCGTGACGCTCTCGCCGTCCTTCGGTGCCGGCAACGCCGCCACGGCCCTGGCGACCACATCGTCGACCAAAGGCGCGAGCTGCTCGACCGTCACGCTCTCGCCATCCCTGACCGACGCCAGCCGATCGGCAACCGCGCGCTCCAGATTGACCAGGCGCAGCTCGCGCTCGGCGTCGATCCGGCGCAGGTCGGCGATCGCCGCCTCGATGCGAAGCCCCGCTTCGCGTTCGATCCGTCCCGCGACGGCGCCGAGCTCCTCGGCGAGGATGTCAAGCGGCGTGGCGGGCATGTGCCGATCGGAAGAGTTGGCGCGCGCGCTCGTTACCATCCGCATCAGCCTCCGGCTTGTCTTGCTCTGGATCTTCGGTATCGCCGGCCGGCGGTTTCGCCGCCGGCGCCGAGACCTTGCCCGCCATGCTCAGCGGGATGTCCTGCTGCTGCACCAGGATTTCGTCGCCACCGGCTTTTGCCGGCAGGTCGAGATACCGCCGCGCTTCGTTGACCGCCATCACGCGGCGGGTGCCGTTCGACAGCGCGTCGAGCATTTCCTTGAAGGACGAACGCAGCAGCGCGTTGGTGTCGAACTCAACATACTCCTCGGGAAAGCCCTTCAGCCGGAACAGCAGGCCGAACGCTTCCTCGATGTGGTTCAACGCAAAGCCGAGCCCCATCGCCCGCCAGGACGACATCAGCGCCTCGGTCGACGCGAATGGGGTGCCGCCGATGCCAAGAATCTGCAGCGGCATCCGAAACGCCAGCGCCACGTTCTGGTCCGACATCTTCAGCATGTCGGCCAGCATCGTATCGCCCACGGCCTGGGTTGCCGGCTTGGCCTTCAGTCCCCATGCCAGGACCGTCGTGCTGCCGGCGTTTTCGCCGGTCGTCTGGTCGATCCAGCGCTGCCGCAGATCCTGCGTCTGCTGCGCCGTCAGCTGCTGGTCGGTTTCCAGCATGAACGACGGGCGCGACTGATTGAGGTAGTAGGTGATCTGCTGATTGAGCGCCGCACCCGAGAACATCATCTCCAGCGCGGTCGCGAGGATCGGGCTTTCCCCCTTCAGGGGATGCCGCGGCGTATGCAGGCGGATGTGCAACACGTCCCGCGCCGGAATCGGTCGTGAAAGGTCAAAACGCTTTTCGGCGATCTCGTTGCCATACAGCGCATAGAAGATCTCGCCGCCGGCGCCGAGCAAGGGCTGACCCTCGCGCATCCAGTGCAGTTCAGCGATCTCGCTGCGATCGTTACGCACCCCAGCATAGGCAAACGCCTCGCCCTTGGAATAGAGCCGGCGCGTCATGTTGAGCAGCAGGTCCGACATCGACTGGTAGTCGTTCGGCCGGCGGATGATGCGCGACAGCGCCGAGCTCGTGACGCGTTCGCGGCCGCCATCACCCGTCGATCGCCAGTGATCGCCCGGACACATCGCGACCGTCTGCGAATAGGCCGACACACAGGCCTCGACCATGGCCCCGCTCTGCCCGTAGTCGAGCGAGTAGCCCTTCTGCCACCAGTTCATGAACTTGCCGGCGGTCGCCGACAGCCAGCCACCGTCAAGCAAATACGGTCCGGGGCGGTACTCGCCCTCGGCGGGCACCGCCTTCAGCCGCAGGCCGGTCAGGATCCTGTCCAGGAGGCGCAAGGGATCAATCCGCCTTGGTTTCGCGGGTCTTGTAGCCCAGCTGCTGCTGGTCGTCGGCCTTCATGGCCTTGCCCTTGCCGCCACCACCACCCTTGCTGGCAGCGTCGGCCTTGGCCTTGGCGTCGGCATCTGCCTGAGCCGCGGCTTCCGCCTTGGCGCGCTCGGCAGCGGGATCCACCCCGCGGGTGCGCGGAACGCCAGGCGCGCGCATCGCGACCGGAACGCCGCTCGCATGCACCAGGGCGCCGCCCTCATCCAGGGCTACTTCGGATGGATCGACGGTTCGGCCGTCTTCCAGAACGTACCAGGTATCCTGCATCGGTCAGGCTTCCTTCTGTGAAATGGGCCCCTTACCCCTAGACAGCAAAAAGCCGCCCGGAGGCGGCTGTGGGGAACGGGGACAAGATTTCAGCCTGGCTGATTGGACCTTACGGTTGAATTGCTGACCTATCCTGCGGAGGAAACGTGGCGTAGAGGGTTGGGGATGCTCCAAAGAATTGCCTCGTCCCTGAAATATCGCGCGAAGTGGGCCAACCTCGGCGTTCTATACGCCCGGCAGCCGGACATAAGCCATATCAAGGTTGGAGGGCGCCCCGTAAGGCTCCAGCTTCCTAACGATGAGCGGCCTCGCCAGGAACACGAGTTCCACAAGATCGTCTTTGAGGACTGCTACCGCCTGGCAAGCGCGCCCAGCGCCAATACTGTCCTCGACATCGGAGCCAACATCGGCCTCTTTGCCATTGCTGCCCGGAATCGGTTTCCACGGGCTACCATCCACTGTTACGAGCCCAATGCAGCGGTGCTGCCAAACCTTCGCGCGCACGGACTGCAGATAGACGCATCTTGTTTCCCGGAAGCCGTAGGACTCACGGCCGGCAAGATATCCCTCCAAACCTCCGGGGACGGCTCGCTGTTCTCGGTAAGCAAACCTGACGCTGCGGGTCTGATCGACCAAGTTTCGTTCGCCAGTGCAGTTGGCAAGCTTGGCAACGTCGATCTGCTCAAGCTCGATTGCGAGGGCGCTGAATGGCAGATATTCGAAGATCGCGAGACGTGGAAATCAGTGAAGCATCTCGTGATGGAGTATCACCTCTGGGCGAAAGAGGGCTCGACTGTTGCAGAGCTTAAGTCAGTCATCGCCGGGCTAGGGTTCAGTCGGGTAGATGTGCGGGAAGACAGCCCAAAGTTTGGGATAGTGTTCGCATCCCGCGCGTAGCGACCGCAACGCCGCACCAGCGCCCCGGATTCGTCATGCGCCACCTCGTTGGGATCGACCTTGCGGCCGTCCTCCAGAACGTACCAGGTATCCTGCATCGGTCAGGCTTCCTTCTATGAAACGGGCCCCTTACCCCTACACAGCAAAAAGCCGCCCGGAGGCGGCCTGGGGAGAGTGGGGATAGGCAGATTAAGGCCGGTCAAGACCTAGATTGGACCGGCACCGTGGGGTAGTGGTGGGGGATGAAGGCCCTTGTCCTGATACTAGCGCTAGCGCTTGCGCCCGTGGCGACAGCCACCTGCGGAATACCTACCGGCAGACCCTGGCGCACTGGCTGACCAAGGTATCCCCTCCCCCGACCGTTTTTATCCGCGACAGCATCACAGCCGGGGGGCAATGGTTCGATGACGTCAGGAATATCAATCTCGCTTCGAATGGTCTCATCACCGAGCAGATCGCGGGGCTTCTAAAACTGGCCCAAGCCTATCGCCCGAAGCGTATCGTCATCATGGCCGGTACAAACGATGCCACCCGCGGTTTTGATGCCGACAAGCTTCGCGGCCTGTGGGAAACCACATGCAAGGAACCGACCATCGTCATCACTTTGGCGCCGCCGTCAACGAATGTCGAGACGAACCGACGTATTGACCAGATCAACCGCATCGCTATGGATAGCTGTCCTGGAAAGCCCGTCATCACTCTGGATATCGGCGACGAACAAGGCCGATTAAAGCCTGAATTTACCGTTGACGGCACCCACCTTGGACCGAAAGCTTATGCGCAATGGGTCGCTCGATTAAAGGCGCTCTAATAGATGGACGAAACGCTTTGGCACAAGTGCCGCACACCGTTCTTTCCTCGCCGCACTGTCGACGGCGGTTGGACCGACGTTCTCGGTCAAGGCCAATGCTGGCGGCGGCGGGTCAACGGAAAGTGGGAATATCGAGAGGACGAAGAATCCGCGAGCGATTGGCTTAATCGGCAATGGTGAATTTCAGCACCGAATCGAGGTTGGCGATGTCTCAGGGTACATGCACTATTTGTGGCAAGATGAATTGCGAGTGGGTCGCTGGCCCCTATTGCGATGGAGCCTCGCCTCCCGCGCCCGATGGATATAGAATCCGGGTAGCCATGCAAAACTTCGGCGGCTTCTTTTTCTATGCTGAGCAGAAGCATCGGAAATGGTTTCGCAATCGCTGGGAGCAGATCACCGGAGTGATGGGATCAACCCCGGAAGAGGTGCTGGCGTCACTTCGGAGCAAGATCTAGCTACGGCGGCAAGTTCTGATTAGTCCGTAGCGTCACCGTCACCTGTGGGCTGTCGCTGGGTGTGTTGGCGGAGAATATTGGCGCTGCATTAAACCCACCAAAGACGGCCCCCGCTGAGGGAGCCGTGAGCGTGTCACCAACCTGAGTTCCTGTTGCGCCGGATGGCGTCAACGTGCGCGTTCCGCCACCGGCAGACGCTGGAAGCTTCATATTTATCATTCCGCCTGAACTCGTTGCCGTGCCGAAATCCACCTGAACGTTGTCCGTGCGCAGCATCTTGATCTGGCCGAACTGGGTGATCGACCAGTTTAAGGAGCCCGTGTTAGTGTACGGCACGTTGTTGGTGAACGTAAAGGTGTCCAGTTCACCCCACATCGTAGGGACGTTTGTTGAAACCGTCGTGCCTGCTGCGCCGCCTGTATAGGTAAGGTTTGCACAAGAGAACATCGGCGATTGAGCTGCGCATCCACCGAAAAGGGTAATGCTATTTACGCCTGTTGGGTTCGTTATAGTGAGTTTTGGCGCTGGATGTGGTGTGACGCCGAGGCCGTTTGTTGTCCATGCTCCCGTTGGAAAGCCGCCCGCCTCGCTGGTTTGAACATAGGTGTTCACCAAATCTTGCGTCACATCTACGACTTTGAACGAACGTCCCGCTTGGGCAGTCGTGCCGCCGCCTCCGCTACCCGCCCAGAACATATATTTGCCCGGAACGATGTACCGGGTCTGCGTCTCGAACGCTCCCACAGCGCCGGTGCTAATGGCATTCGGGATCGTGATGACTCCGCCTGACATGGTCCACAAAGTCGCAGGAGCGGTATCGCCAGCGCGTGTGACGACGCCCGGCGATGATACGCTGCAATTGGTGCAAATGGTTTCGTCCGAGGCGCCATAGGAATCTGTCCCGATCTTGAATATAGCGTCAGTCGAAATACAGCCAGGACACGAAATCGGAGAGTTGGTGAGGGTTAGCTTTTTAGGGCTGCCTTGCCATGACCGAATGCTTGTCCCGCTTAGATTGATTTCGTCCATAGACGAGCTTTGGACGTGAACTCGTCCTACCAATCCTCCGGTTATATTCCATTTTCCGACGAGCTTATCTGTCTCGATGGTGCAGGTAGATGCGTCAACGTTGATCCAGTTGTGCGTTTCGTTCTGCGTCGGGGCGACGCAGTTAACCCCGGCCATCTTTATATTTTCAAAGGTGACACTCCGGCCGTTAAAATATGTCTGGCCTGGGATGTCCAAGGTGAAGTCTTTGAAGACAGCAGTTTGCTCCCACAGCGGGTCCAGCGCATAGAGCGTAGCAGGCCCGCCGGGATCGACTTCAAAGAGGTTGCCGGTGTTGTACTGCGGCCAAGCCGCCTTATAGGAGTTTGCCAGTGGTGTATCGAAGCATACCTGATGCGTGCCGGAGTTTGTGCTGGCGACGGTCTTAAATTCGAACCAATGGTTATTGCTGGGGAAACCATAGGGCCCAGCCCAATAAGCCTGCAACACATAGCCGGTCATCATGACCTTAGAGCCGACTGGTGTCAGCGACGTTCGATCGCCGCCGCCAGTGCCGCCGCTGGTATAGGAACCATCGTAGTCGCTCTGGAAGATATCAATCTGCGTACCGTTTATAACCTTGATCCAACGCAGGCCGTTTGTCCGCTGAGCGAGCAAGCCGCGCGATGTGATGCCGGTCAAGTAAAGCGTGTCGCCAGATGTCAGGCCCGCCGTGGAATTAAGCGTGACTCGCGGTTGGCCGTTGCCTTGGAACTGCCTGCTACTGACGGTAGAGAGCGGAGGCACGTCGAGTTGATAGGTCCCAGTGCCGCCTGCTGAACCGGTCAACTGGGACTGGATCGAGACCGCGTTACCTTGAAGGCCGCCACCATTTGGGTACACCCACATACCGACAGCGAGGGCGCCATCCTGAACAGCCGAGACGGTCATGACGCCTGTGGTAGCGACACTGGCGGTAAATGATGCTGGCTTGGTCACGACGGTCTGGGATGAGAATGTGGCGGAGACGCTTAACGCATACGTGCCAGTTCCTCCGACACCGGTCGTCCCGGCGGTGCCGTAAGGCTGGATTGTGTTGAACGACCCCGTGCTACTGTCTTGGTTTCCGATGATAGCGCCGGGGAGGATGGTCCCTGACGCCACCGCCGTCACTGTCATTGTGGTCGTGGATGACGACGCTGTGAATGTTGCACGAGCAGGAAGGTTGTTGCCAATCGCGGATACGGTGACCGCTGATGCAGTCTTGATGATAACGCAACTATCACCAGCATTCGCGTCGTCGGTGCGGAGGCTGTGCGCGTTGTCTTGAACCTGCCCACGTCCTCCTATCATGAGGGCTCCAGACGCGCGCTTGATTGAGGTTGTCGCTGCGCCGGTCCCAGCAACGACCAGATCGGCTACACCTCCAAATATGAGTTGATTGTCCCCCGAACCGGCCGGATTAATCAGACACGTTCCAGCAGGAAGGTTTAACTGGACCGGAGCCGTGCCTTGAAAGGCCGCCTTGAACGCGAGGAATGCTGCCGTGTCATCGGTCACTCCATCGCAGACTCCACCGTAGGTGGAGAGGCTTACCTGAACGCGATTGTCGGCGCCTAGACCTCCCAACGTACCCACCGCCGCATAGACACTGCCGTGCAGCAACAGCAGCATAAGAGCAGCGACAACATTTCTCATTACAGCATTCCCGCCCAGCTAAGACCCGCGCCACTGTTGTAAAGAGAAGTTACATCGCCGGCAGAAAGAATACGCCCTTTCCAAAATCCGCACTGGTCAAAGCGATAACCCGTCGCAACACCGGCGCCGCCGAAAGCGCCTCTACCAATAGATATTTCATTTGTCGTGGACTGAACAGCGTTTGTAGCAGTGGCCGTTCCTACTGATGCCCCATTCTTATAGAGGGTCAGACCCTTTGTGGCGCTGTCGTATGTAGCAACTAGATGCACCCATACATTGTTTGTAATAGACGCGGAGTCATCTGCGTTGGTAACGTTTGATGAACTGTCGTAGTGGAAGAACGACCATTTATTAGACCCAGAAAAACGTGATCCTAGAGACCATTCTGCATTTCCAAATCCTGAAGTACCCTTGCCAAACGCCACCGATCCAGGACTTCCGGGACTGTAAATCCACATCTGCACGGAGAATGAGCCGCCAGCCGTGACAATGTTAGAGTTGCTTGCGGCAGTGAGATAAGCGCTACCGGGAAGAGCGAGGTAGTTGCCAACCAAAGCAGGCGCGGTATTTGTCGACGTTGGACTGCCAGTCGCTGTGAGCGTGGTAGCGCTGGCAGTGTCGTCTGTCCACGAGCCTGTTTCGAACGACCAGAAGCCAGTGCAGCTGGTTTGCAGGCCGAGCCCACCACCACCAGTCGAGTGGACGGTCCCTGGCCCCGGTCCCATACCACCCTGGGCCCTCGCCTTATCAGGCCGGATGATGGCCGGGATTGCCGGGACGAAAAGCCCGGCGGCTGTTTTCAAAAACCGGCGGCGGTCCATCAGCGTGCCACCCGCCAGTTGAGCGTGATGGCGCCGGGCGTGATCGAGCCCGACGTATTATTGCATACCTTGAAATTCACGTTGTTCGCTGACGGATAGGCGATGATCGTCAGCATGCCGGCGACCAACGGAACATAGCCGGTGACTGCTGTCGGATCGCCATTGAAGCCCCACCAGATGACGTCCGTCGTGGCCGTGTTGGTCGCGGTAGTCGTGACCACCGTTGCGCAGGTGGCCGAGGATATCGCGCTCGTGCCGAGGGCTGAGGTCCCGCTGGCCACCGTCGTGCTCAAGCCGCCGGCTGCCGACAGGTTGGCTGCGGCAGCCGTCGCGACGCCAGTACCCGGCGTGGTCGAGCAGAGCGCCGTGCCGTTGCTGAGATCGGCGCAGGCAGCCTGAGATACGACGCCGGAGCCGTTGCCCTTCAGTGCTCCGCTAATCGTGCCTGCGCCGCCCCTGGCCGCAGCAAGCGTGCCCGCAGAGAAGGTCGAGGCGTCCATGCCGAAATCGGGGACGACGACATAGTTCGTGCCGTCTGAAACGATCCCGGCGCAATTCGGCCGCGCCGCGCTGCCGGCGGGGAGGACGAACGTGGAGGCGCCGCCGATCGTCGAGGTCGTCGGCGTGATGGTCTGTGCGCCAGCCCCGATGTTGCAGGCGGTCGCGTACCACCCGCTCGTGAAGCTTCCGGTACCCGCCTGGGCAATCGTCGGCGCCTGTGGCGCGGCATTGCTGAGGTAGATGATCTTGGTGAGGTCAGTGCCCTGGAAGGCGTAGTTCGTGCCGGTCTGCACGCTGGGCACAGCGGAGGCCGCCCCACCGCCCGTCAGCGTGGCGCACGCCAGCCCGGAGCCGTTGACATAGACGAGCGCATGCGTCCCGTCATTGGCGCATGCAGGAACGGCTACGTTCTGCATATCCGCCGTCGATCCGGTCGGATTGATCCAGATCGAGTTGGCGATACCCTGCGGCAGCTGCGCAAGCGTCGCGCGGCCCGTCACGCTGGACATTGCCGGCGTACAAGCAGCTTGGGACGCGGCAGTGATCAAGCCCTTGGCGTTGACGGTGATGCTGGTGCACTGCGTCGCGCTGCCGAACGATCCGACGTTGCTGTTGACCGTCGCAAGGGTGTGGGTACCCGTGCCGTTGGCCGTGAGATCGCCTGAAGCGAGGCTGTAAACATATGCCGCTATCTGAGCCGCCGAAGGCCGCACGGCAGGATTGGCGCCTTGATAGGACGGAAACAAGTCGGCACCGATAACGGAACCACGGCCGGCACCAAGATTATTGATGGTCTGCGCGACCGCGGCCGACGCAAACAGTGTCAGCGCAATCAATACCCCTGCGAAATGCTTCTTCATGTCATTGCACCAAAATAGGTTGACCGGTGTCCGCCAGGATCGGCTGCCCGGTGTCAGCCAGGAGTTCATCGCTGCCACCCCCTCCCCCGCTCGCCGCCTCGACATCGGCCTGGGTGAGTTCGTCGGTCAGCTGGCGGACCAGGCGCGTGGTGATCGGCTGCATGAGCGGCCGGAAAAGATTAACCACTGAACACCCCGCATGCCGCCGCTCCGGCGGAACGGCTGAAGCGATACGTGCCGGCGCCGACGATGACGAGGCTCGATCTGCTGCCGGTCAGGGTCGCGACCGTAAAATATTCGCCGGCGTCATCCTTGAGCTGGATCTCGACCCTGGCGTTGCCGACGCCCGGTCCCGCCGCATCCTTCAGGCAGACGGTGAGTGTCGATCCATCAGCGACCGTCACGTCGCTCGAACTTGCAGCCGTGGTACCGACCGCTAGGATTTCCGTGGCCATCGATCAGGTCCCGCTTCTAGATGAAGAACTGAAGGCGCTTGAAGCGCGCAGCCCGCGCCAGGTCGGCGCAGGCTGGCGTTGTCCGTCGACCTACCTGGCGTCGTCGACCACGATATGGAACGCGCCGCTCTTGGCGTTGCCGCCTTGCGCGATCACGATCTTCACGCGGTCGCGGCCGAGCGCGATGCGGTCGTTGACGGCGACGCCGCCGGCCGCATACAGCGCCGCGACACCGACGGTCGAATGCGTCGCCTGGCGCGGGGCCTTCACAGCGGCCGCGTTGACGTCGCTCTGGGTCCAGATGTTCTCGCCGGTCGCTTCCGCCGTGATCGCGAAATCGACGCCGTCGGCAAAGTCGGTCTTGATGTAATGGATCTCGTGGATATAGCCCGAGATGTAGGGCGAATAGGCGGTCGCGCTGCCGTCAGCAGCGGTGGTGACCGAAACCGGGAACCTGCGCAGAGCCATGGGTTTACCTTTCGTTATGGAGGAATAGCCCTCTACCCCTGTTGACGAAAAAGCCCGGCGCATCGCTGCACCGGGCCACGCGGCCTCACGCGAAGTGGAAGACGATTATTCCTTTGGCGGCTCGGAGCCTTCGGATTCCGGCAAAGGGATGTTCGAGATCTGGCTCAGATTGTCGCGCGCCTCCTTGGCGGCGGCGGCGACATCCTTGGCGAAGGCGGAGTATTTCCTCGCCACATCCGCCTGCTCGGCGTAGGCCGCCTCGAGTTCGGCCGCCGCCGCATCGGCTTCGGCGTCGGCCTGCTTCATCAGATTGCCGGCCGCGTTCGCCAGCCGCTGAATTCCGCGCATCCTGTCATCCTTTTCGTTTTCGCGGCCGGACAGCTCGGCGATGGCTTGACCGAGATGGCGGTCAAGCCGCTCGCCGGCCGGCGTCACGTAGGGGCGGCGGGTGTCTTGTCACCCTCGAGTGCCGGCTTCTGCTCGCCATCACCGGCCTTGTTGGCGTCTGCTTCCGGCTGCAACGCGGCGTCGTTCGTCTTCTGCTGATCGCCGAGCCCGAGCACGTCGGTCTGCAGCAGCAAGGGATCGCGATCGACATTGCCTTCGTCGGACGACCGCGCGGGCTTCTGTTCGCCATCCGGCTTGCCGGCGTGCGCGGCCATCTCATTGGTGGCGGCGCCGCCGGCGATGGTCTCCGGCTTTCCCTCGCCGTCGATCGCGACCTTGACGCCGCTCCTGTGGCGCAGGATACCATCCTCGCCCTTGGCACAATCGTCCGGATCCGCCTGGGTACCGTCCATCAGACGATACATGTTTCCGATCTTCATGATCACTAGCCTCCTTCGAATGACCCACCCCTTACCCTTGGAAACGAAAAAGCCCCCGACCGAAGCCGGGGGCTTTCCAGTCTTGTGCGTCTCGCCGAATTACCAGCTGGTGCCGTTCACCCAGGAAACCATACCGTCGCGTCGCATGGTCCAGCTGACGTCCATCAGCATGCGGACGCCGACGCTGGCGGTCTGCCACAGCGAGCGGACCGGATCGGCTGTGGTGGGGCCGGTGCCGCTGACAATTTCGAGAGGAGTGGTATCCTCCATGTGAATAGTCGCCTGCTCCGACACATCGAAGTCCGGATCGCCGCCGGCGCCCGCGAAGTCCGAGGCGCGGATCGCGATCAGGCGACCGGCCGGCACGTTGGTCGACTCGATGAAGCTGACGCGATCCTTGATGCGCTGCATCCAGTTCGGGTCGCCCACCGGGCCGTCCATCAGCGACATGTTGAGGCCCTGCGTCGGGTTCATCAGCACCACGATGCCGTCCGCGGCGTTGGCGGTGTGGAACGGCGCCACCAGCGCCTTGATATCCTCCTTCACCGCCTGGTAGTCGCCGCCGGCAAATCCGACGCCGACCGCCGCCACGCCATTGAGGAGGCCCGCCGGCCGCGCGGTCGAGGCCGCGGTCGCGTCCAGCAGGATCGGATCGAGGATGGCCGCGGTGTCCTCGAGGATCGCCTGGCGAACGATGCCCTCGATCGCGGGCGTCGAGCGCTTGGCGAGCTCCTTGGAGAACGCGACGATCACGCCCATCTTCTTCGGGGTCAGGCTTGCGGAGGCGGTGGTGATCTTGCCGACGCGGATCGGCGCACCTTCGGCGACGAATCCGCCACCGGCTCCGCCGGCCGTGCGGCGCGGCATCGTCAGCGTGCCCCAGCGATCGAACGTCAGCGACAAACCACGGCCGAGCAGATCCGGGAAAATCGAATGCCCGGCCAGCGCCTCGATGAAGCCCAGATACGCAGTCTGCACCAGGTCGTCCGCCCAATGCGAGCCCGTGGTGGTGCCGATCGTCTGATCGGCCTTGGCGATGATGCCGACCGCCTCATGGCCTGGGTAGCGCGCTTCGAGCGCTTTCTCGATCGACATGCCACCGAAGTGCGCCGTGCCGCGAACGACCAGCGCCTTGACCAGCAGGTCCATGCCGTTCTTTTCCTGGTGACCCAGCGGCTTGCGCGCCTGGGCCGGAACGGTCGGCGTATCGCGGACGGCGCCGGCGCCGATCTTCGCTTCCGCCGCCTTGAGCGTGGCAACCGTCTTCTCTTCGGCGTCGATTTGGCTGGTCAGTTCACCGATCGCGGTTTCGTCCAGCGTGTCCGCGCCGGTCAGTTCGGACAGCTTGTCCTTCTTGGCAACGAGGGCCGTCTGCGCATCCTCGATGCGCTGGGAAAGGGTCTTCATGGTGATGGGTGCCTTTGTGGCAGGAGGTGATGCGGCATGCTCGCCGGTGTTGGACACGTCCTTTCGCCTCACTTCGGCATGCTCGCCAAAGGCCAGGGACATGGTTTCGGAAGAGATGTTGAGCTGCTTCGCCAGGGTCAGCGCCGACGGATTTGCCGGCACGGACACCAGCGATGTCTCCAGCAGCTCCTGCTTGGTGTAGCGCTGTGGTCCGTAGGGCCGATCCGGATTGATCGGCTCGGACTTGATCGGAATGAAGCCGACCGATACCGCGCGCAGCACGCCCTGCTCGACCAGGCTGATCAGCTCGTCGATGCGAGCGCTGGTGCCGCGGGCGGCAAGCTTCAGCTTCGCAACCAGCTTGTTGCCCTCGACGCGGACATCGGTCCAGGTGCCGATCGGAAAGCCGTTCGAATGACCGAACAGCGCGATGGGGTTCTTCTTGAAATTCGTCAGCACCCAGCCGGCGGCCATGATGATATCGCCGTAGCGGTCGACCGTCTCGTCGGACAGAACGAACTCGAGGCCGCCGTCGCTCGCGACGGTCTTGAAGATCATGTTCATCGTCGTCTCTCCGTCAGGCGACCATCGCCGCGACGTCGGCGACGATTTGAGGTGATGGATTCCAGCTCATCAGGATCGCGGCCTCGAACAGTGCGATCAAAGGATCTATCTTGGCGCGGCCGGAGATCTGCTTTGTGATCATAAGATGGTTGCCGCGCGGCTCGACCTTGGCGTTGCCCATCACCCAATCCATCAGTGCTTGCTCGGCATGCCAGAACGTGCCGTCATCGAGCTTCAGTTCCAGCCCGTACATCGCCGGCGCCAACGCCGGGCCCTGCAGCAGGCGCCTGATCTGTTCGGGTGCGATGCCACCCTCGGCCAGTGCTTCGAACACGGCCGCCGCATTGTTCGGATCGACGCCAGCGGCATCCTTCTTCGACAACAGCCCGGAGGCCACCACCTGGCGCACCAGTTCGACGAAGCGGGCGTGGCGCGCGGCGCCGTCACCGATAGTCAGCGAGCCCTCGTCCTTGAAACGCAGTAGCGACGGCGCGATCGACTTGCGTCGCTCCAGCACCTTCGGATCGGCAAACGCGTGGCACCATGACAGCCACTCGCGCGTCGAGCGGTCGCGGCCGATCACCGCGAGTGCGAGCAGATCGTCGAGGCCGCCGCCATCGGCGCCGATCGTCACCACCTCGGAGCGCGCCAGCAGCGACTCCAGCGTTAGCGTCGGATCGGCCGCGGCTTCCCAGAAGTCGGCACCGCGCCAGGTGTCGTTGGTGATGCCCACACCGATTTCTATGTTCAGGTGCTGGCTGGCCCAGATCTGCTCGGCCTCGGCGTTGATCTTGCCGTTGTTCTGGTAATCGTCGATCAGGCGCTGCGGGTCGATCGAGCGCCCAAGGTTCGGCAAAATCAGCGGCCAGTTTTGCGGATCGCGCCAGTAGTCCTGGTCGCGCTGCAGCTCCGGCGGATACTCGTACAACACCGGTAGCAGGATTGGATTGGGTCCGCCGGTGCCGTCACGAATATTGCGGGCCTTCGAAAGCTCGTTGGCCCAGATTCCATCCGGCCTCTCGTCCGACTGAGTGGTGATCATCAGCACCTGACCGCCCTGCATCGTGATGCCACCGCCCCGGATCTGCTGCATTACGGCCGCGGCCTTCGCTTTCTTGCCGAGCTCGTGCAACTCATCGAGGATGGTCAGGATCGGGATCTCGCCGGTGACGATCGTGGTGTCGAAGGTCTTGACATCGAGCTTGGTGCCGGTCTTGCGCCGCGTGATGCACTTCAGGTGATCCTGCACCTTGAAGATCTTGTTCAGCCGCTCATCGAGCCGGATCATGCCCTGCGCCTGCTCGAAGCATCGCTCCGAGATGTTCTGGCTCGGACCGACCAGAAGCATCTGCCGGTTGGGCGCGTCTTCCATGTAAAGCGCTGTAAGGCCGAGCGCTGCGACGTTGGTGGTCTTCGAATTCTTCTTCGGCACCATGCACAGCAGCTCCCACACCAGGCGCCGCTTCGTCTCGGGATCCTCGCTCGCCAGGAACGCACACAGGATGTCGCGGAACCAGTCGCCGCAGGCTTCCGACATCGGCGGGTTGCCGGGGACATCGGGAAGCCTGAGGCGATTGAAGAACGCCAGCGCCTTCGCGGCCTTGGCGGCATTCAACGGCACATGGGCCATTGGTGTCTGTCCGCGCTGGATCCGGTGCCACCAGTCCGGACAGGCGAAGCGCGGAAGATCAGTGGACGGCATTCTGCGACGCGGCTTCCTCGTCGAGCTCGGCCATCAGGTCGGCGTCGGCGTCCATCGCGATCTGAGCGGCGACCACCTTCTTGCCGGCAGTCGGCTGCGTCTTGTCGCGGCCGGCCGCCATCTCGCGTTCGGCTTCCATCCGGTCGTTGCGTTCCATCAGCTTGCCGAATTCCTTCAGCGCGCCGACGTTGCCGCTCTCGGCGAGTTCCCATGCAAGCTCGAGGCGCCGCAGTTCCAGCCGATCGCGCGCGACCTCCTGCTGACGCAGCTCATAAAAATAATGCTTGCGCAACGTCGGCAGCGTGACGCCGAGCGTCGAGGAAATCCGCGGCGTCGACCAGCCGAGCGCCAGCAACATGCTGACTCTGTTGCGGGTTCTGACCGTGACGACATGCGGCGGCCGGCCGCGCCGAACGGGTGCGTCGATCCATGGGTTGCCGAACAGGTCAAAATCCGCGTCCAAGATTAAAAAATCCCTGAATGAG